TATATCGTCGAAGGTCTTGCTATCGGCATCACGAAGAACACCCCGGAGGCAGAGGACAGCTCTGTCAAGTCGGCCAACGCAGTCGTTAAGGCTTACCAATCTGCTCTTCAGATCAACTCCCCGTCGAAAGTCACCAGAGACGAAGTTGGTCGCTACATCGTGGACGGTATCGCTGAAGGTATCGAAGCCAATACTTCTGCTGAGGAAGCGGCTAAGACCAAGGCCTCTAACATCGTCAATGCTTTCAAGGAAGAGCTTGACAAGTTCGAGCTTGATACCACGACGGCCGATCTCGAGTACAAGTTCTGGCAGGCGCTTAACGGTGACGCCACTACTACTCAGAAGTCTCAAAAGGAGACTGAGCTTCGTAACAAGAAATTAGCCATCCTCGCCGAGCAAACAATGCTTGCAGAAGGTGAGTACGAGACCATCGCTAGGGAGTGTGGCGTTTCTTCTGAGGAAGCTCAGGAAGCGTACAACAAGTATCTCCAGGCTCAGATCGATCTCTTTGATATGGCTAGCGAGATCGCTAATTCGCAGACGGATGCGATTCAAGCTAACAAGGATGCTTACATTAAGGTCAACGAGTTCCTCACTGCTCAGATGGAGAGCCTCAAGAAGATCGGCATGACTGAAGAAGAGATCATGAAGTACGCCCAGGAGGAGTACGGTTGGGATCCTAACATGTCTATGTTGGATGCTGGCAAGACTACATCTCAGTCTGCCAAGGAGATCTACCAAGCAGCCCTTGCTGCGGCAAACGGCACGTATGCGTCCTTCATTGAGAAAGCCAACAAGGACACGCAGTTTGCTTACGTTAAGGGTGGCGAAGGCTACATCGCTGCAATGGCTCAGGGTGTTCAAAATGGATCCCAGGCGGCCCAGGATGCAGTCAAGAACGTCACGAACACTGTCGTCGAATCCGCTACTGCGTCCAAGACAGAGATGAATGAGGTCGGTAAGAACTTCTCCTTCTCGATCGGCGACGGCCTCAAGAACAGTAGACAGACTCTCGTAAACGTTATTCAGAACCTGATGACGCTTAATCCTGAAGAACTATCTGAAGCTGCTTCTGAGACGGTGAAGAACTTCATGAAGGCCATTCAGAGCGCCATGTCGAACACGGATGAACTGATGAATTATACCCCGACCATCACTCCGGTTGTTGACATGAGCGATGTGGAAGCCAAGGCAGATTCCATCAATCGTATATTTGGCGGTGGTGGTAAGACCTATAATGTGGCATCTAAGACGCAGAAGACCGTTGCGGCGGCTGCTCTTGCCCCTGTGGCTTCTATTGCTTCTAGGACACCGCTTGGCTCTGCAGCGATAAGCTTCGTCCAGAATAACTACTCTCCCAAGGCTCTCGATAAGTCTACAATCTATCGTAATACGAAGAATCTGTTCTCGTCGATTGCCAACAAAGCTAAGAACAAGTGAGAAAGGAATGGTGACTAATCGATGATCAAATCTTTGACAGTGACCAATCCCAAGGGAGAGTCGTTGAAGATTGAGCTGTTGAGGCCTGAGCTCTCTGGGCTTATTATCAAGTCCATTGATGGGCTCGGGCCTCCTACGGCCTCTATTAGTAGCTCTGAAATCGCTACGATGGACGGGGCTCTCTACGTTGGTTCTCGTCTTGAGATCCGTAACATTGTTATTACGTTCCTCATGGGCGAGACCCCATCCGTAGAGGTTAATCGCCTGAAGACCTATCAGTATTTCCCGACTAAGCGACCCATCACGTTGCAGATCGAGACTGACACGAAGACTGCTCAGATCCAGGGCTATGTTGAATCCAACGAGCCTGAGATTTTCTCTGAGCAGGAGGAGACCAAGATCTCGATCGTTTGTCTCGACCCGTACTTCTACGACGCCGACAAGACGATTATCAATTTCTCTGACGTTATCCCGAAGTTCGAGTTTGCGTTTGAGAATCCTTCTCTGACGGAGAACAAAATCGAAATGTCCGAGATTAGAGTGGACATGCGTTCGCTCATCGTCTACCCCGGCGATGGAGATACTGGTCTCATCATTACAATTCAGATGTACGCCGACGTCGCTAAGTTCGACATGTACAACACCTTCACAAACGGTAGTATGAAATTCGTAGGATCCAAACTTCCTTCTAGCTTGGGTACGACCTTCAAGAAGGGTGATATTCTTGAAATCTCTACCAAGAAGGGTGATAAGTACGTTACTCTGATACGAAGCGGCGTCCGTAACAATGCTATCACATGTCTGCAACGTAACCCCGAGTGGTTCCAACTCACTCCTGGGGACAATATTTTCTCCTATGCTGCTGACGATGGCGACAATGATGAGAACGTCTCTGTGACCTTTAACTACTACGTTGCTTATGAGGGGGTCTGATGCTATGCTACCGCTGAAGACTCCCGCAGACAACGCAATCATCTACGTCCTAGACGCCGATTATTCACCCGTCTGCATCTTTGACACCTACGAGTCCTTCATCTGGACTGAACGGTACACTGAGGCGGGTGAGTTCGAGCTCTACGCTCCGCTTAGTGCTAACAATCTTGAGGAGCTTCAACTCGGTCGCTATCTTAGCATCGATCAGTCTGAACGCTACATGGTGATCGAGTCTAAGGAGATCAACACCGATGTTGAAGGCGCTACTGCGACTTTCAAAGGCCGAACTCTCGAGTCCATCCTCGATCGTAGAGTTATCTGGGACTTTACCTCTTTCTCTGGCGTGAATGTTCAAAATGGATTGAAAACGCTCATCACGAACAACGTTATCTCTCCTACTGTGACCGCCAGAGCAATTCCCAACTTCAAGTTTACTGAAATCACAGACAGTGTCATTAATGGAACTTCACTGGAGACTCAGTATCTTGGTGAGAACCTCTATGACGCCGTCGTTGAGCTCTGTCAAGAGCAGGAGTTTGGTTGGAAGATCCTTCCCTACGGGGCTGGGGGCTTCGAGTTCAAGCTGTACAGGGGTAAGAACTACTCCTATGACCAGACGAATTACCCTTACGTGGTTTTCTCGCCTTCCTACGACAACCTGAAGAGTTCCAATTACTACCTCTCTTACCAGAACTACAAGACCGTTATCCGGGTTGGTGGCGATGGAGAGGGGTATGACAAACGGTTAGGCACGGCTGCTGTTAGCGACGGTGCTGGCAGCGGCTTAGCTCGCCGTGAGACTTATACGGATGCATCTGTTACTAGCAAGGATGAAGAGGGCAAAGATCTTACCGAGGCTCAGTATCAGGCTGCTCTTACTCAGAAGGGTTTGGAGGCCCTTGCTGATCTTGACATCGATGAGGCGATCGACGCGGACGTGGACGTCTCTCGTCAGTTCGTTTATGGGGAAGACTTTCTCATCGGCGATATTCTCCAGGTCGAGGACGACAGGGGGCTCACACTAAAAGTGAGACTTAGCGAGGTCATGTGGTCTTGGGACATTAACGGAGAATTGTTCACACCCACGTTCACAGCCGCTGTTTATGACGATTAATTTTTGGAGGTGATAGGTTGAGCACATTGCCTAGCGGTTATACTGAACTCTTGTACATCGAATCTACTGGTACGCAGTATATTGATACTGGGGTTATTGTTAATAAATCGCTAAGTTACGAAATGACGATAGTTGGTGCTTGGTATGATAGCAATTATGCTGGTGCAAACGGCTATATGCAGTTCACAGGAAATGTTCCTGGCTCGACTAAGTGCACCTTAAAAGTTAGTTATGATGGATCGACCCATATCGAAACTATCTATGTAAACGACGTTCAGAAGTCCACAAAAGATTGGACGAGCGACTATTCTGGCGGCAATGTTAAGCTTGGTCTTTTTAGACTAGGTGACGCTGGTGACGTTTGGTGGACGGGTGGCGACAACCAGAAAGCCAAAATTTATTCGTGTGTTGTAAAGAAAAGCAGTGCGACGGTATGTGATTTAATTCCCTGTAAGAACTCGTCTGGTACCATAGGCATGTATAATACTGCCACAAACGAATTTCTTACGAATGCTGGAACCGGAACGTTTATTGGTGGCGCGGGAGAACCATACGATCTCACCAAAACTATACCCGCTGCAGATTCGCTATCTGATGGCGATATTCTAAACTGTCCCTATAGCGGAGCGGCAATCACGATCGCCCTTCCGAAAGGCAAATTTTTACTCGAGTGCTGGGGCGCTGAGGGCGGTAACAGAGGAACTGCTAACAAGGGCGGCAAAGGCGGTTACTCGAAAGGTACCTTGACGCTTACTGCAGAGACCACTACTCTCTACCTATATGCTGGCGGTTCCGGTGATACAGGTGGGACTGGCGGCGGCTTTAACGGCGGCGGCAAACGATCTAGCTATAACGGCGGTGGTGGTGGCTCCGACATTCGTATTGGCCAAGACAGCTACTATGCTCGTGTCATCGTTGCTGGTGGCGGTGGTTCCTGTGGAGCTGCTAATTATGCAGGTGGTGCTGGCGGCGGTGAAAGCGGTGAATCAGTTACTCAAGCCTCACAGGGTGGCTACGGCGATTACGGCCAGGGCGGCACCCAGACTGGTAACGGATATGATAGCGTTGCTGCTAGCCCAGATAATAATTATATCTATAGCGGTTTTGGTTTCGGTGGTTACGGTTCTTACCGAAAGTCCGGTTACGGTGGCGCTGGCGGCGGCGGCTGGTATGGCGGTTGCGGCGTTTATCCCGATTCTTCTGGTGATGATGATAAAGGCGGCGGCGGTGGTTCGGGCTACGTCTATACGAGCACGACTGCTAGCAACTACCCGTCCGGATGTCTCCTTAACTCGATCTACTACCTGACTGACGCCTCCACTACGATCGGCACCTCATCTTTCACCGACTATGATGGTACTACTACCACCGGTCATGCTGGCAACGGCGCTGTTAGAATTACGGTTATCCAAGCCGAAAATCTTCAGCCGCCTACGAATGTCAAGGCCACTGTCACAGATACTCGCAAGGCAACGATCACTTGGGCAGCGTCGCCTACATCTGGTGTTACAGGGTATCGCGTTCGACTGTCCTTAGGCTCCATAGCGTTGCTCGAATCTACGCTCGCGTCTACCAGAACATCGTACACCTACAATGCTTACGAAGCTGGTACGTACACCTTCAGAATCGAAGCAGTAAAGAGTGGTAAATACTCGCAGACAGCAACGACGACGTTCACCATCGTAGGGCCGGAAGCACCCACGAATCTCACATACGAGCTCCAAGGTCGCTCTGTCAAGCTCAGTTGGGATCCGTCGACGACAGAAGGCTCCACCTATATCCTCACGGGTAAGAAAGCAGGTACTACCTACCTTACCCAGGCGCTGGAAGACACGACGTACTACGCCGATATTACCCCCGCGAGCTATTCATTCAGCGTCGTAGCTGTCCTAAACACGATCCAGTCGTCGGCGTCCAACACGGTCAGCTTTACGATCGAGTCGAGCAACAACCCGACTAATCTTGCAGGCTCAATTGATCAAAATGGACTAGCTACGATCACCTGGACTAAGTCTACAAGCTCGAACGTCCTTGGTTATAAGATCTACATGACGGCACCAGACCAGAAGCATGTTGGTACTTCTCCTTACGGGCAGCCGTTATTTGAGTTCGCTTTCTCCAACGAATCCCTTACTCAAAACTTACTAGAGCTTAGCGAATGGGTTGACGCGCAATTCTCATATCAGCTTAGACCTCGAGTTCAGTACACTTTCGCGATCGTCTCGTACAATTCCACTTACGAGAACCCGATTACATCGTCTACACCAAAGATAAGCATGTCGTATACCACCAGCTTAGACTTCAAGTCGGCTGTAATCAAACCAAATCCTGTATATACTGGAGAGCTCTTCCAGCTCTCAGTCGGAATAGAAGAGACCATGACGCCTACGATCGTGGCTCACATGTAAACATGAAGGAGGGAATTCAATGTCTGTACAGACCGTAAAAGCCACTATTAACGGACAATCTTACGACCTTACGTACGACTCTACAACTCAGACCTATACAGCAACTATCTCGGCGCCTACCAAGTCGTCCTATACGATCAATGTCGGTCATTATTATCCTGTTAGTGTTACGGCTACGGACGATGCTGGCAACACTACGACCGTCAATGACACGCACGCAAGCTTTGGTGATGACCTTAAGCTGAAGGTTAAGGAGAAGGTCGCGCCGGTCATTAAGATCCTCAAGCCCACCGCAGATTCGACCATCACTTCCGCTACGCCTACCATCCAGTGGCAGATCACGGATGACGATTCTGGTGTGGATCCCGCGAGCATCAAGCTCACTATCGACGACGGCACCCCGATTACTGGTACATCCATCAAGAAGACAACGATGACTGGCGGCTACACCTGCATCTACGAGGTCGCAACGGCTTTGTCGAATGGCACTCACACTTTCGTTGTGGAAGCCTCGGATTATGATGGTAATACTACCACCTCGACTACGACCACTTTCACCGTCGATACCGTACCTCCTGCGCTGACCATCACCTCTCCCGAGGATGGTCTCAAGACCAATGTCAACAAGGTCACGGTTGCGGGTACCACCAACGATGCCACCTCTACCAGTGTTACTATCACCGTCAATGGTGTCAGCGTGCCTGTTGACGACGACGGTAGCTTCTCCTACGAGCTTGAGCTGGAGAATGGCGAGAACACCATCACGATCATTGCGACCGACGGTGCAGGCCTTACCACGACCGTTACTCGTACGGTTACGCTGGATACCGGCGCTCCTGTCTTCCAGTCCATCACCATCACCCCGAATCCTGTTGACGCCGGGGCTACTTACGTTATCCGCGTTAAGGTCACGGACTAATGGTCATCAGAGTTTACGGTAGCGTAAACGGGTCTGACGTAGTATTCACTTCGCTTGGGGATGACTTATGGGACGTAGCAGTCCCTAAGCTCCCCGGCGGAGAGTACGTGTGTGACCTGTACGCTGAGGACGACGCTGGTAACATCGGATACGCGGCCACTATATTGTTCATCGTCAACGCCAAGCACATTATAACGGAGATCCGCTGGCTTCGGTTCAGCGCTGATCCGGCGATGCGTGAGCTGGAGGCGGTCGGCAAGGTGGCCTGTAGAGAAGCTGACGCTCAGGTGAGCAACATCGAGTGCGTTGGCTCAGTCCGTGAGTTCAAAATGGATGTAGTACGATGCGAGATCTGCGGAGGTGACATGTTTGGGATGCTCGACAATTACGATATTTAAGGGCGAACGAAGAGTTGTCGCCGTTGAATTTTCCACTTGCGACGACGCGGAATTCACGATTAGGAACGCGTCTTATAAATTATGCTATGACGACGAGGTCGAGGCTTCTGGTGAGCCGGTGGTCGAGGGTCATAAGCTTACTATGGTCATCGAGCCTCTTAAGACTGGCCACTACTCTCTTCAGTGTGAAGTGAACATCGCTGACGAGAAGGTCATCCGTAGAGTCCCGGTGATCGTTAGAGATTAAGGAGGTATGTGTAATGGCATTGACCTTCGGGTTTTATGACAGCCTGAATCACGATAGGCTGTATAATGCGCAGCAGATGTCTGCAATATTTGACGGCATCATCAATGATGGTGTCTTTGCGAGCGTTGGTTCGCACTTCTCTGTTGTTCCTGGGACTGGTATGCACGTGCTGGTCAAGTCTGGGCGTGCGTGGTTCAACAGCACCTGGACCCTGAACGACTCTGATATTGACCTTACGATCGACGCGGCTGACTCTCTGCTTGGTCGTATCGATACGGTGGTACTGGAGGTCAACTCCGAGCAGGCCACCAGAGCGAACAGTATCAAGGTCGTTAAGGGTACGGCGGCGTCTACCCCCGCTAAGCCTACCCTGATCAATACGGCTACTGTGCACCAGCACCCCCTGGCACATATCACCGTGGTGAAGAACACGACCGCCATCACCGCGAGCATGATCGAGATCGTGGTTGGTAAGACGGATTGCCCCTTCGTGACAGCTATCCTCCAGACCACGGACATCACGAACCTCTTCGAGAAGTGGGAGAACGACTTCCAGACCTGGTTCTCCACCGTCCGTAGCACCCTCGATGGCGACGTAGCGCTTAACCTGCAGAACCAGATCGATGCGAATTGGAGGAAGACTCTGCGCGAGACTACCCCGCCTAAGATCGGGCTTGCAAGTACGGCGACTCCGGCTGATATGTTCGATGTCCTCGCCGACGTCGGCAACCTCCACGTCTGGCGCAAGACCGTCACAACTACCGAGGAAGTCCCGGCAGTTCCAGCGGGGTATACGTTGGGGGATGTGGAGACTGGGACATTTGCAATAACCGGTGCAAGTACATCTAGCGTTCGTGTACGTTGGTATTACTCAGTATCGATCACAGTGTCCGGCAGCGGCGAGGTATCACTAGATAATGCTGGCGATGGTAAACTGTTAGAATCTGCATCTGGTCAATCCGACGTTGATGTTCTGAAGGGTAAGTTTGTTAGCTTGGAAGTCTCGTCAAATAACCCAGAAACGATTAATACTCGTTTTCTAGATGGGACTATTTTTTTCATCCCAAATGACGCAACGTTTGATAAGTATACGCCAGGGAGCTATATACCAAACATTTGGTATACAAACAAAATTCAATCCGTCACCGGCTACCCCTACACCCCCGCCATCCCCGCAGGCACCTCTGTCACCTACCCCGTCTCCACCAACCGCAATGCCTATCAGGAGGGTTCGAATGCAAAACCGGCGGGTTACGTGCTGGGGGATGTGGTGAGTGGATATTTGATATCGAGTTCAAATAATGTCGAGTTCTACTTGTCTGACACTGTTTCTGTTTCTGATGCCGGTGTTGTTTCTGTTACCGGAACCAACATAGTGTTGCTGTATAACTATCAGCTTGACTATGTTAGTCAAATCAAGGGGAAGTTCATAACGCCACGCACGTCTGGAGCTGCTATCTCTGGCGTATACTTTATTCCATCCGACGCAGCGTTTTCAAACAAACAAGAGAATGGTGCCACAGGGCTTTATTGCGACAAGATGCAACCCGTCACCGGCTACCCCGCCATCGGCGGCAATATCGTCGATTATGTCGAGAAGAGGACGGAGGTGACGGAATCTCGCATCATCCTCAAAGAGACTACCGGGGCCGATTCGACGTATACAGTCACTTTTGAAACCGCTGATTCTATCACGTTTGATAGTTCTGGCAACCCCTCGCTTGTAAACCCGCAAGATTTAGTTTTGTATTTTACCATTCAGGGTAACTATACAATCACTTCTACTGGTGGGGATTATAAGGGTAAGTACATCAAACATAAGAGCGACGACAAAACCAAAGTAACGTCGTTCTTCCCTGGAGACGGGAATATCGGCTATGTCGCAGAAGATGCGGTGACAACCGTCGAGCAAACGTCTGGTACCTACAAACTCACTGCCACCATAACCTCCGGTGCCTATCTCATCTCATCCACTCCCGTGGTGCATGGGGATACTATGGAGTATTTGGGGTGTTTGGGGGATAAGGCGAGAGTGCAAGTCTTGAGTTATGTGGGGACAGGGACACAAGGTGCTAGTAATCCGTGTAGTATTACTGCTGATTTCCCAATGAAAATGGTAGTATATGCTTTTGCAGAAAACCTTACAACCTCTGCCCCAGAATATATCTATCAAATACTAGATTGGGTATCAACAAGTTACAGTAGTAAACAAGGTTTAGGCAGTGACTCAAACGGGACGCTTATGGGAAAAAAGAGTGCCGACAGCAAAACGTTGAGTTGGTATATAGATACCTCATATACGGATCAAGCATGGGTGCAATTGAATGAGTCTGGGAAAAAATACACATTCTTAGCCATCGGCTAAAGAGGAGGTCGACGCATGTACTACATCAACCCAACAGGCCCCTACCACGGCAACCCCATGGGCCAGCCCTTTCCCGGCTGCGTGATGCTGCCGGATGACCTCCTGAGCGACTACCTCGCGGCTATGGGCTTCGTCACGCTTACCCTTGACGGCAATACTGTGACTGCCCTTGCCGTCGATCAGGAGGCGCTGGACGCTTACAAGGCGGAGCATCCTGACGCCCCGGAGCCTGAGCCGACGGCGACGGTGGAGGAACGCATGGACGCGCTGGAAGCGGCGATCGAAAGGGGGCTTAACCTGTGACCACCAGACTGTACGATGCTCTCGCATCCGCCATCTACGTCTCCCGCCTGTCCCTCAATGGGGACAGCGTGGACACGGACGACAAGCGGCTGAGGGCGGCGGGGCTGTATGCTGAGTGGGCCAGCGGGTCCCACACCGTGGGCGAGATCTACACTGCCAATGGGCAGGTGTGGGAGTGCTATCAGGCTTACGACAATGCCGTCTACCCCGATATCACGCCCGACAACGCCGCGTGGTACACGTTCAACCGCCCCCTGCACGGGACCACCCCGGAGACGGCGCGGCCCTTCGTCCAGCCGATGGGGGCGCACGACATGTATCACGCCGGGGAGTATATGACCGACGACGGCAAGCTCTACCGATGCAAGCAGGACACGGCATACAGTCCCACGGACTATGCGGAGGCATGGGAGGTCATCGAGACAGACACCTGACAAGGATGTGAGACTATGGATCAGTTACTGAGCCTTGCCGCCCTTGTCCTCGGATCCTCCGGCCTGTCCGCTGTCGTCGTCGCCCTACTCAATCGGCGATGGATCAAAGCGGATCGGAGGGAGGACAAGACGGATCGACAGGACGACAGGATCGACGCACTCGTGGACGCTCAAAAGGTCCTCATGATTGACCGGGTGCGGCACTTGGGGCAAGCCTATATCACGCGGGGGGATATCACGATCGCGGAGAAAGAGACCCTGCATGAGATGCACAAGGCTTATAAAAACTTGGGCGGCAACGGACACCTAGACACCATCATGGGTGAGGTGGATGAGCTGCCCGTTAGATAGGAGGTATCACGTGAGGATCATCTTTTCCGACTGGGTGATCGCCCTCGACAAGGGGCGACTACCCAGACAGTACGACGACGGGGAGCCGTTGGAGGTCGTCAACGCGCCGGACGGTTGGACGTGGGCGCTCAACGCCCAAATGGGCGACAAGCTAGACGTCATCCCCCTCACCGCCACAGATGGCGTGGTCGGCACCACCCTCAGCAAGAGCCAGCTTGCCCTTGCCGGTGACTACCTGTTGCAGCTCATCGGCGCGAAGGACGGCGTGACCCGGCACACCAACATCATTGGTATGGCCGTGCCCAAGAGCCTGAGCGGTGACGCCACCTGGCCCACGCTGCCCACGGCGTTTTCCGACGCGCTGGACCGCGCGGAGGATGCGGCGGATCGCGCCGAAAGTGCCGCCACCCACGGCCCGCGCATCTCCGGGACCAACACCTGGGAGGTATGGGACCCGGACAAGGGGCAGTATGTCGATACGATGGTAGATGCGTCCGGCAAGACCGGCCCGCAAGGTCCGGCGGGCGTAGACGGCACCACCCCCGACATCCAGATCGGCACTGTGACCACGTTGGAGCCGGGTGAGGACGCTACGGCTAGTATCGGGGGCACGGTGGCGGAGCCGGTGCTCAGTTTGGGGATACCAAAAGGTGCTGATGGTACTACTCCGTCAAAAGGGACCGACTACTGGACAGCGGCTGACAAAACAGAGATCGTGCAAGATGTCCTCACGGCACTACCTACATGGACAGGGGGCGATTATTGATGAGCTACGACAAGATCGTGGACGGGGCCGCGCTGGACGCTGACCTTACAAGTATTGCCGATGCGATCCGCTCGAAGGGCAACACGACGGAGCAACTGGCATTCCCCGCCGGGTTTGTCTCTGCGATCGATGCGATCTCCGGCAACACTCCATCGCCCGCAAAGGGATGGGTCCGCCCGGCGAATTGGCCTGATTTGGACAGTTTGGACCTGTCCAATGAGGACGCAATGTATTACACCGTCGATTGTCGCGGTACGATCGCCGCTCACGCGATCGACCCAGACGTCGAGCATGAGATCGGATTTTGCGCGGATACCACCGGCGGGACATGGACGCTGGAACGCGGAAAAATCGAGGATGGCGGTTTTGTCGTAGCTGAAACTTGCGTTACGGGCCAAAGGAGCGGTGTAGCGTACACCACAACTCTCCCCATAACAGAGGGAGCCTTTGTAGTGTACCGCATGAGAGCGACCGGTGACGCCGCAGAAGGCAAAGGGCTGAAACTGGTTGAAACCGCCTCGGCGGCGCACGAACAACCTGTTGTAGAAATCTACGGTCGGTTGCCGTGGGCAAGTGGCAACGTTTCGCGAGGATGGAGCTATAGAGAGTTCGCATCGAGAATTACAGAGCACGTCAAAGTGATTTTCCCGGGGACTAGCACAGTCACCAGTCTGCAAAACATGTTCCAAAACTGCTCCAGTCTCCAAGCCATAGACATGAGTGGATGGGACACGACCAATTGGGCAGTCACCAGTCTGCAAAACATGTTCTACAACTGCTCCAGTCTCCAATCCATCGACATGAGTGGATGGGACACGACCAATTGGGCAGTCACCAGTCTGCAAAACATGTTCTACAACTGCTCCAGTCTCCAAGCCCTAAAATTCGGGGTCAATACGATTTGGCCCGCGCTTGCGACGCAAATAAACGATGCATCCAAGTTGCGGCACAATTCGATCGTTGCGTTTTTGGGAGTTCTTCCGACGGTGGCAACAACAGTGACGTTAACTCTCGGCAACGCAAATTTGGCGCGAATTTCCGATGCGGAAAAATCTGTTGCTACAAATAAGGGGTGGACATTGGCATGACGACGGAATCGGCGAATGGTATGACCGTGCTGATCGCGGATGAGGGCAAAATTTTGACAGCGAACGGCGTATATAGTGAGCGGGTTTACCTCGGGATCTATGACAGGCCGGAAAATTGGTCGGAAGTGGACGCTGACGCAGAGCGGGATACTCCGCCGGACGAAGAGCTTTCCGCGGAAGACGCGCTCAGTATCATCGTGGGAGGTGTGACATGACAACCCGACAAGCGAACAAATACCGCGCGATCATCGAGCAAGGCGCGCAGCTTTTGAGCGATTCAGATGCCTTGTCCGTCAAGACATTATATCCCGCATGGGAGCCGGGCAAAGACTACCCCGTGGGCTACAAGGTGACGTATCAGGGCGACCTGTACAAGGTCATCCAAGCCCATACCTCGCAAAAGACATGGGCACCGGGTACAGCCACAGCGGCCCTCTATGCCCGCATCGATGAGACACACGACGGGAGCAAATACGACCCCATCCCCTACAACGGCAACATGGCCCTCACGGCGGGCCTGTACTACACGCAGGGCGGCGTGACGTACCTCTGCAACAGAGATACCGGCGATCCTGTGTACAACGCCTTGAGTGAGCTGGTGGGGCTGTACGTGACCGTCGTAGAGACCACTTGATAGGAGGTGAGACCATATGAGCGAGAAGTGGAAGACCTGGTGGAAGGCGGCTGGCGTCCGCGCCATCAAGACCGTAGCGCAGTCCGCCATCGCGGCGATCGGCGCGTCGGCGATCTTGAGTGAGGTCAATTGGCCCGTCGTCGTTTCGGCGGCGGTGCTGGCCGGTGTGCTGTCCCTGCTGACCAGCGTGGCAGGGCTGCCGGAAGTCAAGGAGTAAGGAGGTTTGGACGATGGACAAGCGTCCCGTATCGTACCTACAGACGGACCCACGTTGGTCCGATAAAGACTACTCCGCCAAAGGTGAGACCACGACCATTGGACGGTCCGGGTGCGGGCCTACCGCTATGGCTATGGTCCTCGCGACCTGGGCGGACCCCAACGTCACGCCGGAGACCGAGTGCGCCTGGGCGCTGGCCCACGGCTGGAAAGCCCCGCATCAGGGGACCTATTACGGGTATTTCCCCCGCGCGGCGGAGCGGTACGGTCTTGTGTGCCGCCGTCTGAACGCCGCCAATATCTACGGCATGGCCGACGCGCCCTATCACGCTCAGGCCGCTCAGGCCCTCGACAGGGGCTGTCTGGTGATCGCCTGCATGGGCAAGGGGACCTGGACCCGTTCCGGTCACTATGTCCTGTGTTACCGGCTCAAGGGCGACACCATCTACATCAACGACCCGGCCAGCACCAAAGACGCACGGACGCGCGGCGACTATGCGACATTTAGGCGGCAGGTCAAGTATTACTGGGTCATCGACCCGCCCAAGAAGGAGGAAGAGGATATGGACATCGGCAAGATGCTCGCAGAGATGACGGACGAACAGGCGTACCAGCTCGTCGAGAAGGCGATGCGCCACTATGACGCGGTCACGGAACCCGGTTGGAGCCGCGACGAAGGTTGGTTTGCCAAAGCCCACGCGATCGGCATCATCAACGGTGAGGCCCCTGAGCGTCCCGTGCGGCGCGATGAGCTGGCCGCGATCCTTGGCCGCAAGGGCCTGATCTGAGGGGAGGGAGGGTAATGCCGCGATACCGCTACACGCAAAAGCAGCTTGAGCAAATGGCCTCTAATCCGTGGTTGACCGACCGGGAGCGGGCGGCGTTCGAGCTGTACCACCGGCGCGGCTGGCACATCGAGGATGTGGCGGCGGAGTTGGATGTGAGTAGGGGGACGATCAACAACACCCTCGCAAGCATCCGGCGGAAATCTCTGTAAAACAGGGTCAAAAAAACACCATCCGGCGCAACATATCGCGCTGGATGGTGTTTTTCAGCTCTTTTTTTGCCGCTCAGGGATACCCGGCGACCGTTGACAGCCCGGACACGACCGCGCTGCCGTGGTCGTACAAGATACTCTCCCACGTCTCGACCGATATGTCGTGCGGATCGATATCTCCCGGCAAGCCGTACTCCGCGAGATAGTCCTCCCGGAGCTTTGACAGGTCCGCGTCAAAGGACAGCACGGCGACGGAGTGTGTTTTGCGTTTTGGGGCGGGGAGGCGGAACCAAACGGAGGCGGCGATCCGTTCCGCTTCCGGGAGCGCAGTAAAGAGGGCGGTGTCTTTTTCGCCGTCGCCTACATGGGAGAGTTGATAGAGTTTCAACCCGGTACACCGTCCTCTCTTTTCCCAAAATCCTCCCTTACCATTCGGACCAACGCGAGACGGATATAGATGGGCATCTGCGTCCGGCCATACTCCCAGTTTTCAATCGTGCGCGGCGGGATCTGGTACACCGCTCCAAAAGCGGCGCGAGAAAGTCCGGTCATCTCCCGGATCTCGCGTGGGCTTTTGTGGGCATCCTCCCAGAGGCCGGTGAGGTAGTCGATGCGGGAAAATGGGATATAGAGCTCTTCCGGGTCATCGTCCCAAATCGAGGACATCGACCAATCGGAGACAAATGCGTCCATATCTTCTTCTGCTGCCGCCTCGACCAATAGCCGTTGTGTGATATTAACCATCTTGTTTCCCCTCTTTCGTCGTGTTTTTGTCTAACAGGACCCTGTATAATTCATTCGGGTCCAAGCCCAAGGCCACGCACACGGCGAAAAAATTCTTCGCCGGCGCGTTAAGCAACAAACGCGGATCAACCTCATAACGCTCTATCGACGCTTTGCTTATACCTGTCATCGCCGCGATGTCCGTTTTTTGTAGCCCCTTCGCGAATCGCGCGTCACAAAAAACAGACCCTATCGCTTTCGACCTTGACAGCACGCGCCCCCTCCGCGTGTCATCATCCAACGCCTGTCTTTTCCTGCCGGGTAAATCGTAGGTATCCGGTATCTTTTCCACGGCCCAACCTCTACAGCGATATCCCCTATAGCTTGCGTCTGACATTTGACGGCTGACCTTATTTATCTCGTTTTCGTCGGCGGTCTCATCCAAGTCAAAGAGTGACTTGTTTTCGCGCACAAAATTGGTCAGATTGCGGATGTCGTGCACTTCGCCGTCTCTTTCGAGCCGGAAACATTTCGCGTGTTTGTTCAGCTCATGCTTCGACGTCAACGGGGACCCCTTTTGTGCTGCCATTCTGGCCGTTGCGTCTTTCTGCGCTGTGGTCTTAGAGCATCCACAAGATTTTGTATGGCCGGATGTTAGATTAGACGTGTTTACAAGCGTCGTGTTGCCACAGTCACACAGACAGACCCAATAGTTTCCGGGCATCCCGTCTGCCTTGCCTTTTCGCTCGATCGCCACGAGCTTGCCAAAACGCTGGCCGGTCAAGTCGTATGCTCTCATTTGATGATACTAAGCACGACGGGATCGGAAATGACCAGTTCGCCCGCGTCCTCACCATACACATAATCGTTGCCGCCGATGACTGCGATGTGGTCGAACCACTCATAACCCTTAGTGCTGGCGTACTTAAGAGCTGCCACGTCAAACACGCTGATACCGTCCATCTCTTCCCCGGTGTCTTCGCCGTCGATCCAAACGTTACTCACATGATCGATAGGGCCAAGCTCAAAGCCTTCGTCCTGGAAGCGGATGCCGATCTTTTCGTAATCCATGTTGTACTCTTCTGCAATCTTTTTGATCTCGTTGATGATGGTCTCTTTCATTTTTCTTGCCCTCCTGTATTTGTTCCGTTCCCCTTACCTTGATTATAGTGTACCACCAATCAGCGTATTTGTCAATAACTTTTTACGCTATTTGGTGATTAAATCATCGCGAACGCCACGGCGGCGGCCTTGTCCTGGGTGTACCAATTGCGGGCCTCACAGTCAAAGCGGAACCCCATGGCCTTGATCTCTTTGCGGGCGGCGTAGGTCTTGCCGGAGAGGACCCAACCCATACGGCCAGCCTCGGCGATAACGGCGGGCTTCATAAAGACGGCACCGGCGTCGGACATCCGCTTACCGACTTCGTAGCGGATCGCCTTCTCGGCTTCGACTTCCCGAGCGGCCTTAGCGATGGCTTTCTTCTCAGCGGCCCACGCGCGGGAGAGACAGACGCTGAAGCTCAGGGGGTTGACGAACTTCTGGAAGTGCTTGTAGGTGGCCCAGGCGTTCTTCATGATCTTGCTCTTATCGTACTTCATTTTTGTTTCCTCCGTCTCTCTTACTGTATCTAAAGTATACCACCAATTAGCGTAGTTGTCAAGCACTTTTTACGCTAAATGGTGTTTTTTTATCCTGAATTTGGATTTTGATTGGTCAAGAGTTGGACATCCTGCCGCCGAAAATCTGATAAACTGAGGCAGAAATGGAGGTGTGGACATGTATCCAATGATGGGACAAGGCGTATACGGTCAGCCGACACCGCCGATGAGCTACGCACAGCCAATGCAGGCCCAGCAAGCCCAACAGTTGGCCCAGCCACAGCGGATGCCGTCTTATGTCTGCAAGCCGGTCACGGGGCGGGAGGAAGCCCTTGCCATGCAAGTGGACTTTTTCGGGCCGGGGACCGTCATGCCGGACATCGCACACGACACGATTTATCTCAAACGTTTTGACACCAATACAGGCGCGTCCATCTTTTGTGAGTATCGGCGGGTACAGCCCGCGCCGGAGCCTTCGCCCGTGCGATTCGTGCCGGTCGAGGTGTTCGACGCACTCGCGGCCCGCGTCCAAAAATTAGAGGGAGAGGCGAAAAATGATCCCAATGAATGACCCCATGACGATGATGATGCAGATGCTCAGGGGCGGCAGCTCTCCGGCGGTCATCATGCAGCAGCTTACAAGGGCCAATCCTCAAGTGGCGCAAGCTATGCGGATGATACAGGGGCGCAACCCTCAGCAGCTCCGGCAAATGGCCGAAAACATGGCCAAAGAGCGCGGCGTTAGTCTTAACGACATCGCCCGAAATCTTGGGTTGACGATCCCAAGCGAAAAATAAGCTAAATTTTTGATTTAAAACCAAAGGTTTAGCCAAACGATTTAAAAATCGTTATGTTTTTTGGATCGTTAAACTAAATACTCCCTCAGTTTTGCGGGTCTTGACCTAAAACCGCTCCCAAACGACACCAACGGGAGCGCGCGGCCCGTTCGTGATTTTTCTGAGAGGAGATCTTACAATGGCAGACAACGATTTTAGCATGGGTTACGCGATGGGGCGTGATTCCGACGGCGGCGGCAATGGCGGCGGCATGTGGGGCGGCGATGGTTCCTGGATCTTTGCGTTCCTGATCATCGCCCTGATCTTCGGTGGTAACGGTTGGGGCGGCTTTGGCGGCAACGGCGCGAACGGCTCCGGCCTCCAGGGTGCTATCACCCGTGCCGACCTCTGCGAGAGCTTCAATTTCAACGGGTTGGACAACGCCGTCAGGGGCGTCCAAAACGGCCTGTGCGACGGTTTCTATGCGATGAACACCGGTATGCTCAACGGCTTTAACAACCTCGGCACGCAGCTCTCTACCAGCTTCCACGGCGTCGATAATGCGATCTGCACCCTTGGCTATCAGAATGCCCAACTCATCAACGGCGTCAACATGGCGACCATGCAGGGCTTTAACGGCGTGACCGCTGGCCTTAACTCCTTGGGCAATCAGATGGCGTCCTGCTGCTGCGACACCCAGCGTCAGATCGAGCGCGGTTTTTGCGACGTCGGCTATGCCGCCGCAAGCAACACCCGCGACGTCATCCAGTCCACCCACAACGATACCGACCGCATCATCGCGCGGTTGGATCAGATGGAGACCACCAGACAGGCGGAGCGCATTGCGGAGCTTCAGGCCGAAAATCAGTCCCTCAAGTTCCAGGCGTCGCAGGAGGCGCAGAACAACTATCTCATCGCACGTCTGGCCGACAAAGCCCCGGTCCCTGCTTACCAGGTCCCGGCTCCCTATCCCTATTGCATGTCCGGTAACGGCTGTGGCAACTGCTGCGGCTGATAGGACCGGCTACACCACTCCGGCAATGCCGTGACGATTTCGGGGCGGCAGGATGATACCTGTCGCCCCTCGACTTTGGAGGTATCATAATGTCCTGTAAAACCACCTGCAAGCTCTGCAACCGTCTCATCATCTCGCAGAGCGTGACCTTTACCGCCGGGACCGGGCTGATCGTCAACATCCCGGCGGACAGCTACTCGGATAGCTGTAAGTATTGCATCGTCGTCGCGCAGAGCATCCCCGCCGCGACTACGATCACGGCCCCTGTGTATATCACCATAGGGACCGGAACCCAGCTCTATCCGCTGGACGGCCCTGATTGCGCCCAGATAACCGCCGCCGGTCTGAGGACCCGCACCCGGTACTCTACGCGCGTCTCCACCACGCCCACGGGCGGCACGTTTAGGATGTTGGGCCGCTGCTGCTGCACGCCCAACAATGACCTTACCAGCATCGACGGCACGGCCCCCACCACCACGACGGGAGGTGAGGGCGCGTGAACAAGCTCGGACGCATGATGATGCTTAACAACGGCGGGCGCAAGATGTCCATCGAGTATGAGGACGACGGGCGCAGGGACCGCCGCCACGACGTAGAGGATCGATATCGTGACAGCCGTGGCAGGGAGCACTACGACAACGGGCGATATGCTCCGATGGACGATATGCGCCGCACTCCGATGGGCTACGCGGGCGATGTCTGGACGCCGCCCTACTACGATGACGATAAGGTCATCGGGTTCGACCGCTCCAACGCCGCACGCTCCACCGACAAGCACACTACCCAGGCCGCGACGATGACCAGAGCTGTCACGACCGGCAGCGATGGCATGACCGCGCAGATCGCGGAGGAATGGGCCAGCAAGATGCAAAATGAGGACGGCACGACCGGCCCGCATTGGAGCATGGATCAGGTCAAGACCGTCATGCAGCAGCGCGGGATCGATTGCGATCTTCCGGAATTTTATGCAGCGCTCAATATGATCTACTCGGATTACGTCAACGTCGCAAAAAAGCTCGGGATCAGCAATATAGATTTTTACGTCGGCATGGCCCAGGCTTTTCTCGATGATAAGGACGCCGGGAAGGACAAGCTGCTGAGATACTATCGCAATGTGGTCAAGTGAGGGCGTAGACGGCAGATTTTACTACACCATTTTTACACCCTTTTACACCCGTTTCAACCGGTTTCGACCGGTCTAGACCCGTAAGCAAAAGTAGCAAAAAACCCTTGATTCCCAAGGTTTTTCTTGAGAATCAAGGGTTTCTGTTTTGGCGGAGAAGGAGGGATTCGAACGCTCGAAAAACACTTTATTTTCAATGCTTCGCCAATCTTTTACACCCTATCTACACACTTTTCTTTTTCGGGTCTTCGTAGTCGATCGAGCGGATTTGTTCCCTGATTTTCTTCGCCCGGCTCTCTCGGATGTGTGTGTAGATGTCTCGCGTGGTCGATTCTTGCGCGTGGCCCAAAAGAGCCTGCGCGTCTTTTGCGTCGATCCCTGCGTCAAAAAGCATCGTCGCGAATGCATGACGCATTTGGTGCGGGGTGGATTTTATCCCACTCTCGCGCGCATACAGTTTCAACCGCCATTCTATTTGACCGCTCCACAGCGGTCCGCCGTCCGGGGCCGGGAAGACCCATCCCCTCTTCTTCCGTTCGTCGATTGTAGCATACAGCGCATCTAATATAGGTACGGTCCGGATACCGGCTGCTGTCTTTGGCTCTTTGATGTGTGGCGCTCCGTGGTCGTCGTGGTAGATGCTCCGGCGGACTGATATCGTCCGTTCCTTCAGGTCGATGTCCTCCCATTTCAGGCCCATCAGTTCCCCACGGCGCAGCCCCGTGTAAATGGTCCAAAAAGCAAAATCCCCGAAAGTGCAGTCGCGTGATTTCTTGACGATCGCGATATCCTCATCGCTGGCAATCTTGCGCGGCTCTTTTTTTAGGCCCTTTGGGATGGACACGTCGCGGCATGGGTTCGCGTCGATAAAGCCGTTTTCCACGGCATACTTGCACGCGAGGTTTACCACGGTCAACTGCGTTTTCGCCGTCTTCTGCGCCGCCGACGTTTCCTTGACAAATTTTTCGATAAATTTTTTGATATCGACCGGACGTAGCTCTTTTATCCTCATCGCACCCAGCTCTTCTATCGCTCTTTTCACCGCTGGCCGATACGGCTTTGCCGTGTTGTGGGCGATCTCTTTTTCGTGCTTCTCCCACCACTCATCGGCTACTTCCTCAAACGTCGGCCCAGCTTCCGCCTTTTCCTTGTAGTTCCGGATCTTGTCTAGCACTTCTCGCTTTGTGCGGCCATAAAAATATTTTTGCTTCTTTCGCCCGCGCTCTTCGACCGTTATCCTCTGCTGCCACAATCCATCTTCTCTTTTTGTCATTGCGTTTCGCCCCCATGTGTGTTACAATAGGGCCAGCGGCTCAGCCCTCCTAAGTTTAGCCGCCCCCTAAGCAGGTGCCCCGTCTGTTCTCTCCAACAGGCGGGGCACTTCGTGTTTTCAAGCCAAATTTGCCGGGTCAAATTCCGCCGTCGCCATTTCGTCGGAGAAGGAGAACGTCTCCGAAAGCTCAAATTCGACAGGAGACGTCTCGCTGGACAGCACGAAAGCATACTGACCATCGACCGTGGTACCGGGCCGGATGTCTTTCCAATTCAAATTACTATCATAAACGGAGTTGTCACCGACGATGGCACTCTCCAAAGACACGCCGTCCTGGAACGCTTGGCCGCTCAGTGCGACAAGCGCGCTTTGCGTGTCTTCGGAGTTGTTCGTCCAAGTAAAATCGACCACGATGACGGGATTTCCTTCGTAGTCTTTCGTCAGCTTCGCCCCGCCGATCTCTACGTGATAATCACCGAGATCCGCTTTCGTGTTGTCCACGGTCTCAGTGTCCTGCCCATCTGTGTTCTCACCGTCAGACGTGCCGCCACAGGCGCACAGGGCCACGGCGAACAGGGCCGCGAGAAGCAGAGCCAATATCCTTCTTTTCATCTCAAAACCTCCATCTTTACTCAAGCGTCAGAAGATTGCTGTCGCGGAAAGAACCAGTGAGGATGGAAATGAGGTCAACGATCGTACCGATGCCGCATAACCCAGCGGTCAAGAGCCAAAGGACGCCGGTCCCGATCTTGCCCGTATAAAAGCGATGGATCCCAGCGACAAGGACGAATCCAAGACAACACAGGATCGCCGCCGTGACCTTGCTCTTTCTCGGAAAGGGTCCTTCCCCGACAGGGTTATACGCGCCGTTGTTCTGCGTGACGGCCTGAGTTTGCACGACTTCGTTGCCGCACTTGGGGCACTTCCCATCGATCATTTCCGCTCCACATTTCTGACAAAACATATTGATATTTCCCTCCATAGATGCAAAACGCCGCCCCTTCCGGGTGGCTAACTCAATGTCGGAACCAACCGACATCCCCGCACAGGACGTCAAACATCGTCACGGCCAAAAACACACAGATGACGGCCAGCATGACGATGTAATACGTCCGCTTTTGCTTGCGCTCATAGTCAAGCGTCGTCTGGATGTCCCGGATCCTCTCCAAGTACATCTTCTCGACCCTTTCGAGCGCGTGTTCAGCGTCCCCACTTTCGGCGCGGTCTGGTGGATCATCCACGACCCTAGCAGCCCTCAAGGTCTGGATCATCCTGTCTGCTGTTTCCTTCGGCGGCACGATCTGGCCGTTTAGGTATCGGCTCGTCGTGCTTTCCGAGATAAAGCAGGCTTCGGCCAGTTGTCGCACCGTGATGCTCGACTGAGATTTCAATCGGCGCGCGGTGACGCTGAACGATTCGGCGTCTGCCATCGCGTCGCCCCCTTTCTACATGCCCTGGTGAGACAATCGTTGCACGTGGTGCAACAAAGTTGTATTGGTTTGCAAGGTTTTTCGACAAGATGCTCTTTTTCTTGCGCACGTTCCATGCTACGATTGTACCAAACCAAAGGAGATATTTTCGGCGCTTTTTTGCGCGGAAAAACTTTACTGTCGTACAGATGTACGATAAACTTAGAAGGAGGTAAAACCAATGGACAGGTTTCAACTCCTGGGGCAAGCCCGCGCCCTCTTGGAAAGCCTGGATGACCGACGTCTTAGAATCGCCTATCAATGGCTTTCACGCCTTGCTGATGGGTCACGTAGAGGAGGACACTGGACATGATGAAATGCAACAATAAAAGTAACATCGAAAAGTTGACCGATATCGTAAATGAATGTGAAGACCCACACCGCATCCTTTCGGCCCTTGCGTTAGTGCTCAAACCAAGCTCTAAGCAGTTGAACGATGCCAGCGAGGAAAGAAAGATCAGCGTCCGTGAGATCCTGACCCTCTTGGATAATGCCAAGATTTGAAAGCAACAACTGCATATCTTCCACGCTTACAAGGCCCTTCTGATTTTTCTCGGAAGGGTCTTCTTTTTTTGGTGTTTCGGGGTCGTCAGTTTGCCCGAGGACGTAAGCAGCAGACACGTCGCACGCATCAAGGAACGCTACAAAAGTATCATAAGGTGGTCTGTACTTCCCGAGCTCATAACCACTATAAGTTGTCAGCGGCACGCCCAACTTCTCAGCTATTTCTTTCTGGGTGAAGCCTGCGCGGAGTCTTGCTTCTTTTAATTTAAGCCACACTTCAACGCCCCCCTCTGCTCTGCACCTATAATATACCACGATTGACTTTCAAAAGCAAGAAGAATTTTACGGGTTTCTCGTAATTATTTTCGATTTTCCTATTGACAATTACGGAAATCCAGTATATACTAAAACCAGATTACGAAATACAGTAATCCGAGAGGAGGTGATGGCTATGATGTTCAATAACGTCGAAGCGGAAAGAGCGCGAATCGGTCTTACTCAAACCAAACTTTCAGAAATGCTTGGAATTTCGATCGCCACTTATAACTCTTATCGGACCGGCAAGACTTCCCCTGATGTTTCCATAATTTTAGATTTGTGCAACATCTTCGGGTGTAGTGCTGATTACCTCATCGGCAGAACGAATGTTCGCGAAGTGAGCTAAATAATTCGCTCCCTTCGTAATTAAGAGAACGCGGCAGGCATGGTGGGGCCAGGCTTGGCAAGGCTCGTTGTGGCTTGGCGGGGCTGGGCCTGGTTCGGCTCGGTATGGCGTGGCATGGCAGGCGTGGCTCGGCAAGGTGGGGCTGGGCAAGGCGTGGCAAGGTATGGTATGGCAGGCATGGCAGGCAGGGCAAGGTCGGGCGGGGCTTGGCCCGGCGCGGCACGGTATGGCAGGCTAGGTATGGCGTGGTGGGGCCGGTCGAGGCACGGTCCGGCAAGGCCACAAGCGACGGAAAAGCTGTCCCACGGAAAGCAAGGCGACGGCGTAGCAACGTCTCGCTTTGTATGGCGATGGCTTAGATAAGGTCCGCCTAGAAGAGCAACGGCATAGTATAGCGGCGACAAGCTAAGGCAAGCCGGGGCGAAACAAGGCCGTGCGACGGCGCGGCTGCGCTCAGGACTGCGCCGCGAAGGCAAAGCGGATCCGGGCATAGCCCAGCGACGGCATGGATAGGCGCGGCAAGGTAACGCGATGGCAAGGCACCTCACGGCCTGGGGAAGCGATGGATTTGCATGGCAGAGCTAAGGCGTTGTGACGAAAAGGTTAGCGACGGAAGAGTATAGCAGAGCACCGGCATGGAGCACAACGGCAAAGGAACGCGAAGCGATGCCTGGACAATTGGATCAAGTTGTTTTGAGATTGGTTTAAGGTGCCAGGTAAGCTAAGGCGATGCCTAGTGTGGCGGCTCATCGAGATGCAACGGCACAGTAGGGCGGAGCAGGGTCAAGCTATGGCTTGGATGTGCCCGGTGACGCTAAGGATCTGATTGGCACAGAGATGCGACGGATTGGCAAGGCAAGGCCGCGATGTGAGGCGAGCGGCATCGCACAGCAAGGAGAAAAGCAAAGGAACAGTTTTGCGAAGGAAAGCACAGGAGGAAGAAATGAAAGCGTACAATGGTTTTGACAAAGACCTCACATGTGACGGACGGCAGTACGAGATCGGTAAGACGTATGAGTGCGAGGACGCGGTTGGGTATGAACACGGGTTTTACGCCTGCCTCCGCCCGGTGGACGTGTTTGCGTACTACCCGCCAGCGCTGTCCCGCTACTGCGAGGTGGATGTCGATGAGGACGGTTTGAGCCGGAGCGATGATGACAGCAAGGTCGCTGCGCGGCGTATCACCATCGTCCGGGAGATCAGCTTGCAAGAGCTGCACGAGGCGCAACTCGAGTACGCGAGGGACCACACGGAAGAGAGCAAAACAGGCGACAATGGATCCACCGTTGTCAAAGGCAAACTGTCCTCCGCTTCCGGCGGCGACAGATCCGCCGTGGATGTGGGCGATATGTCCTCCGCGTCTGTGGGAGATTGGTCCACCGCCAAGGGAGGCAAGCGGGCCTCTGTGTCCGGGGGTCTCAAGTCCGCTGTGGCCGGAGCCGATCGGGCCTCAGTAGCTGGTGGCGATCGGTCCGCTATTGCTGGCGGAGACAAGTCCGCTGTAGCTGGCGGCAAGCTGTCCTCTGTGGTTGCTGGCATCCTGTCCGCTGCGGCTGGCGGCGATGGGTCCAACGTGACCGGCGGATATCTATCCTCTTTGGCTGGTAGAGATTGGTCTACCGTGATTGGCGGTGAGCGGTCCGCCGTAGCCGGTGGCAAGCATTCCTCCGTGACGGGCGGAGAGCGGTCCTCTGTGGTCGGCTCCGATGAGGCGGACGTGGTGGGCGGAGACAAGTCCGCTGCCGTGTCCCGTGGGAGCGTTACCGTTGGGGACAACGGCGCGGCCCTTTGTCGTGGCAGAGGATGCAGGATCCGCGGCGGCATCGGCGCAGTGCTGGTGATCGCGACGGAGGACAAAAAAACGCACGACATCGTCGCCTGGAAGGCCGCCGTCGTCGATGGCGTGAAAATCAGGGCTAACACCTGGTATAAGTTGGTCAACGGCAAATTTGTCGCGGACGAATAAAGCAAAAAATTAGGAGGGAACAAAAAATGGCAACGAAGAAAACGACAGAAGAGGTCATCGAGATCCGGCCCATCCGAATGGAGCGCGTCAAGCTGCGTATCGTCGGAGACACCCCACTCATCGTCCACAAGTGGTCTGAAAAGGCCAAGCGCGAGATGCTGGAAGCACAGAGCGGCAAGAAGACGGCCAAGAAAAAGGAAGCTAAGGACCCGGTCGCCGATTTTATCAGCAGTCTCTACTGGCTCACCCCGGAACCCAAGGACAAGACCGAAAAGGGCTTCGCCAAGGCTGTGAGAGAGGGCGCACGGTTCGGTTTCCCGGTCACGGCGATCAAAAAGGCTGGGCTTTCCGCCGCCTATCGTAAGGGCTGGATCAAAAACCGTCTCGTCATGGCGGGTGACTTCTTCATCCAGTCGGACGACGACGGGCCGAACGAGATCCATTCGTCCGAGCCGCCTGAGATCCGCGAGGACATGGTCAAGGTCGGCATGGGCACGGCAGACATCCGCTATCGTGCGATGTTCCGCGACTGGTGGGCGGACCTCGATATCACCTACGACGCAGACGGCGCTTTTGGGCTGGATTCGATCGTCAACACGCTTTCGGCGGGGGGCACAATTTGTGGAATCGGCGAATGGCGCGTTGAAAAAAGTGGCCAAAATGGCATGTTCCACATCGAATCGATGGAATCCTAATGCGAGGCAGGCGCGGCATGGTCGGGCCGGGCTCGGCGGGGACTGGCGCGGCGAGGCGCGGCAAGGCGTGTTTGGTCGAGGACCGGCAAGGCTCGGCATGGTAAGGCGTGGCAGACAGGGCAAGGTCGGGCGGGGCTGGGCGCGGCGGGGCCGGGCTTGTTAAGGCATGGCGTGGAAATCAAAAAAGGAGGGAAAAATGGTCTACGAATGGAGGACGGACATCCCGCGTCAGATCCGGGCATCGGCCCAAAAGGCCGGTGAGATCTGCGAAGAACTGGAACGGTCCGGCGGTCTCACGCCGGAGAGGCTGGTAGACGTGAGCCGGGCGGAGGACGCTCCCCTGCACGGAGAGTTTGAGTGGGACGACAGCGCAGCGGCGGAAAAGTACCGCGTGGAACAGGCCCGGGGCCTGATCCGCTGCCTCATCGTCCGACAGGACCCGCCGGAAGCGGAGCGGCGCACGGTCACGGTCAAGCCCCCGGCGCGGGCGTTCTTCAACCTGACACGCGGCCAGGGTTATGAGAGCGTGGCGCGGATCGTCCAGAGCGAGGACAAAATGGCGCGGCTGCTTGGCAATGCGTACCGTGACTTGCGGTCGTTCCGGCAGAAGTACGACGCGCTCCAAGAGCTGGATCAGGTCATGGGCGCGATCGACAACACACTGGATAGGAGGGCGCGAGATGGTAGACAAGATCACGTACAAGACCAACCTCGACCGTCTGCGTGAGACGTTCCCGGGCAAAGAGGCGATCACGGTAGCAGCGGCGGCGGCTTATTTCGGCTGCGATGAGTGCACGCTTCGCGAGGACCCGGATTTTCCGCTCCGCTACTATGGCCCAGGGACCCGGAAGCGCGTGGCGAAGGTGCCGCTGGCCAGCTTTGCGCGGTGGTTGTCGGTGTGACGTGGCAGGCAAGGTTCGGCACGGCGGGGCGAGGCCCGGCTTGGCTCGGCGCGGCAAGGTATGGCAGGCGAGGCTTGGCAAGGTGAGGCATGGCTTGGCCGGGTGAGGCATGGCGCGGCGAGGTGAGGTTTGGCACGGCTCGGTGTGGCAGGCTTGGTAAAATCCCGTCAAAATCAAGTCAAATCTAATCAAATCAAATCAAAAAACTAGGAGGGCAAAATGAAAGACATGCATGTGAAACTGGTGTTTTTGGAAGAGATCCTTGGGACCTCTCCCAGCGACCCGGAGATCTATCGAAACTTTATCGCATCGAAGGCCCCGACGGCGGACACGGAGGATGCGGAGGTCGAGGCAATCCAGGTCGATGAGCTGCGAGACACGACCACGGTCTTCCCGCGCCTGGAGGATGGGACGCCGTTCCTTTACGACTACCAGGTCAAGGGATTTTTTAAGGACACGTGCGGCGGGTTGAGAAAGATCACAAAAAACAAGTCCAGCAAGATCAGGGCGTACAAAAAGGAGATCGACAAGCTGATCTTCCCCTACCCCCGGCGGATCCCCATTGCTTTTGAGGGCGACATGAGTCGTTGTCAGAGACCGTTGAGAGCGTCCACGCCGCAGGGCGAACGTATCTCGCTGGGGTCCTCCGAGGCCGTCCCGGCGGGCGCGTCCTGCGAGTTTTACATCTCGCTGTTGCAGGATGACCACGAGGATGTCGTGCGCGAGTGGTTGGACTATGGCAAGTGGTCCGGTATCGGCCAGTGGCGCAACAGCGGCAAGGGACGTTTCCTTTGGGCGGAGCTGGACAAGGGCGGCGAAGTCATCGGCGGCAACATGGACCTGCTGCCGGTCATGATGGGGCGATAACAGGCGGCGGAAAAGCCGCGCGGTGCGGTGATCAGCAACGGCACGGCAATGAGACAAAATGCTGGGCGACGGCGTAGAAATCTATGCCACGCGGTCCTTAGCAATGGCATCGAGTAGACGCGACAGGCGACGGCGAAGACGTGCGCCGCGAGGACAAAATCAAATGGAGGTAACAGACATGACAGCATTACAGATCAAGCGGTCCCTTGAGATGGACACCATCCTTCGAGCGGTGGCTCTCCGGATGGAGCAAAACGCGGCGGACCGCCGCAAGGCGGAGGCTGCTAAGGCAAGCGTCAATCGCAGACTGGCCAAGGGTGGCAGATGCCTCCGCGTGCTGTGATTCTTGGGCCGCACCCGACTTGCAGATACTGCCACGACTGCGACTATTGGGGCCGGGACACTCGGACGTGCGACTACATCCTACGCACCAAACACAGACGCCCTTGCAAGAGCGGATACGATTGCACGGTCAAGAGCACGTCGGGCTTGCGGGCCACGTGGCGCGACACGATGGCAAGAGACGAGGAGGTGACTATGTGTGACGGCGGATATCGTCTATCAGGCCTGTCGGAGCTGTGGTGAGTCGCGGAACGTGTCTTGTATCGACCCCGGCCCAAAAAAATATCTCTGCCCCCATTGTGAGAGGGCAGAGAGAAAGAAGGGAGGTGGAGGCTATGCCGTTCACTCCGGAGGAACTGGCAGAGATGGCGGCGTTCGACGCGGAGTTGGACGCGGATATGGATGATGCGTACAGGTTGGCATCTCGCGGGACCGACGACCCGGAGAAGATCCGGAAACGCGCCTGGTATTACAGCGGCAAGCAGGCGATCAAAAAGCGACAACAGGAATATCGCCTAGCGCTCATGACAGATCCGATCAATCAGGTCAAAGCGGACCTGATCCGCGCTCGCAAAAAGCGGGACGGTCTGAAATGGCGGGACGTCGCGGACCGCCTCGGATGCAGTTATCGGACCGTCGTGAGCAAATCGAATCGGGCCGCGCCGATCGATATCAGCTTTTTTGAACCGGTCTTTCCCGGAATCGAAAAAGAATGCGCCGCCCTGGTGATGACGGCACACAGGACGGCACAGGAGACAACTACGGACAGCATACCACAAGACAAGACAAAACGCAATAGTTTGGAGGGATGAAACATGACGTTGTACCAGATCGATCAGGCTATCCTGGATGCGATCGAGCGGGGCACGGACCCGGAGACGGGTGAGATGACAAACGCCGATGAGCTGATGCAGCTCCAAATGGACCGCGTCCAAAAGCTGGAAAACATCGCGTGCGTCATCAAAAACGCGGCGGCGGAGGCAAAGGCACTCAAGGAAGAGGCCGACGCACTCATCAAGCGGCGCAAGACGGCCGAGAACACCGCCGAACGGCTCAAAGCCGTGCTCGCGGAAGCACTGGGCGGGGAGAGGTTTTCAACGCCGCGTTGTTCTGTGTCGTACCGCAACAGCAAGGCTGTCGAGGTCGAGGACGCCGACGCGGTCATGACCTGGGCCTGCAAAGAGGGCCGCGAGGATGAGTTCATCCGCTACAAGGATCCGGAGATCAACAAGACGGCGCTGGGCGATTGGCTCAAGAGCGGCGGAGAGGTGCCGGGTGCGCACATCGTCGAGCGGCGCAGCATCGGGGTGAGATGATGGACAACATGGAGCTTTATCAGGGGTTCCGCGAGGTCCCGGAGAGCGCACAAAAACGGATCGAGGCGGGCCGCCTCAAAGGCAAGACCGACATCAACCCCATGTGGCGCATCAAAGCCCTCACAGAGCGATTCGGGCCATGTGGGAGCGGCTGGAAGTACGACATCGTCTCGCGCGACACGCTGGCCGGAGCAAATGGCGAGGTCGCGGCCTTCGTCGATATTCTGCTTTCCTACAAGACCGCCGAAGGTTGGAGCGAACCCATCCCCGGCACGGGCGGCTCTATGTTCGTCGCGAAAGAGCGCAACGGCCTGTATACCTCGGATGAGTGCTTTAAGATGGCCCTCACGGATGCTATCAGCGTCGCGGCAAAAGCGCTGGGCGTCGGCGCAGACGTGTATTGGTCCGCCGACAGAACGAAATATTCTGGGCGTCCTGAGACGCCGACAGACCTCCCGAAATGCGAGGAATGCGGCGGCGACATCGTGGCGACGATGCTCAAAAACGGCACCCTCGCGACGCCGAATCAAATCGCGGGCTATGCCCGGAAGAAGTTCGGGCGGTGTCTGTGCGACGCTTGCATGAAACGCCATGAAGCCGCCGGTTGAGGTCGTCAAAGGCCGCATCGTCGAGTACGACGAACGGGCCGGGGAATTGGTCATCCGCGCCCCTTATCCGGACTGGGCAACGATGCTCAAGCGCGAGTATCGGGCGTGCCTGGTACAGCCGATAGACAGCCGCCCCTTATCGGACAAACAGAGACGAGCGTGTTACGCACTGATAGGTGAGATAGCGGACTACACCGGCGAGGGGAAAGACCGGACCAAAGAGCGGATGAAGCTCAAATTCCTCGCGGAGGACACGAAGGCCGTAGGTGAGCAGATATTTTCCCTGAGCAACGCACCGATGAGCCTTGTGTGCGGCTTCCAGCGGTTCCTTGTGCGGTTCGTCCTCGACTGGGACATCCCCACGCGATTCCCACTGCTGGACATGGTGGACGACATCCCGGATTACATCTATGCTTGCCTGATCGCCAAAAAGTGTTGTATCACAGGGCGTCCGGCGCAGCTCCACCACGTGGACCGCGTGGGGATGGGGCGGGACAGGACCGATATCGTCCATGAGGGTATGGAGGTCCTGCCCCTCTCCCTTGAGATGCATCAAGAGGCCCACACGATGACGGATCAGGAGTTTTTCGGCAAGTATCATCTCCCTGGCGGGATCGAGTTAGACAAGACACTGTGCCGCATTTGGCGGCTGAAAAACAAAAAGGAGTGATAACGTACATGGTCAATCGTATGATCTTACAGGGCCGTCTGACGGCGGATCCGGAACTCAGGCACACACAGAACGGCACCGCCGTTGCGTCGTTTCGCGTTGCGTGGTCGCGTAAGTACAAGCAAGAGACGGAAAACAAACTCTTCCTCCCCTGCGTGGCGTGGCGTGGCACCGGTGAGATGGTTGCCCGGTACTTCGTCAAGGGGCAGGAGATCGCCGTAGAGGGCCAGCTCAATACGCGCAGCTACACGGACCGCGACGGCAAGGACCGGCAGACGACGGAGCTTATCGTGGATCAGGTCCATTTCTGCGGGCCGAAGAGAGGCGGCAGCGAAGGGACGTACACCGCGCCGGAGTTCAATGACATCCAGGACGACGGAGAGCTTCCGTTTTGACGCACAAACGCAGGAGGTAAGCGATGGAAGATAGATCGACCTTCCAGTTTTCCCGCTCTTTCTTCGACGCGGCGAAAAAGATCCAAGACAAAGAGATGCAGGCCGATTTCCTGCTTGCCGTCTGCAACTACGCCCTGAACGGGGCGGAGCCTGAGAGCGATGGTATCATCGGAGCAATGTTCGAGCTGGTCCGCCCCAATCTGGACGTGAGCCGAAAAAGAGCGCAGGCCGGGAGGAACGGCGGGGAAGCAAGCCGGAAGCAAACGGAAGCAAACGGGGAGCAAAACGAAGCAAAGGCGACGCGAACGGACGCAAACGGAAGCAAAAACGAAGCAAACGAGAAGCAAATCGAAGCAAATCTTTCGGACCCTGCCCCCCCTTTCTCCCCCCTTTCTCCCCCCCTCTCTCTTCCCCCCGAACCCCCTATCTCTTACCCCCCTATAATCCCCCCAGAATCCCCCCACACCCACAGCACCCCCACCACACCTGACGGTGTGGTGCCCCCCCAAGACGACCCGGACCGCACTCCGATTCCGTATGAGGCCATCCGGGCCGCATACAACGAGACGTGCAAGCACTTCCCCAAATGCACCGTTCTCAGCACCGGACGAAAAAAAGCCATAAGGGCCAGGTTCAGCAGCGGATACCAGCTCGAGGACTTCGAGTTGCTGTTCCGAAAGGCAGATGCAAGCAAGTTCCTCCGGGGGCAAAACAAAAACAACTGGACCGCATCGTTCGATTGGCTCATCAAAGACGCAAACATGGCAAAAGTGCTCGATGGGAACTACGACAGTTCGGGCGGCGTCGGTCAAGGTCAGCAGTCACAACGCCAAAGCTGGGCGGAGCTGGCTCGCCAAATGGACGCAGAGGAGGGGATGGCGTGACACGGCAAGAGACAGGGATCATCATGGACATTCTGACGGCAGCGTATCCGACCTTCTACGCGGGCCGAAACGCGCCGGACATCCGGGCCACGCTCAACCTCTGGGCTGAGATGTTCGCCGGCGATGACGTCCGCGTCGTAGCGGCGGCGGTCAAGGCCCTCATCGCGTCGGACGACCGAGGCTTTCCGCCGGTCATCGGCGCGGTCAAGGATCGTGTCCGGCGTGTCACTCACCCGGACGAACTCACGGAGCAAGAGGCGTGGTCCCTTGTAGCAAAGGCCTTGGGGAATAGCTCCTACCACGCGGAAGAAGAGTTTCGCAAGCTCCCCCCTGTCGTCCGTGCTGTGGTCCACGACCCTGGTCAGCTCCGCGACTGGGCGGCGATGGACCGTGCGACCGTGCAGAGCGTCGTCGCGTCCAATTTCCAACGGAGTTTCCGAGCGAAGGCCACGGCGGCGCGAGAATACGACATGCTCCCGGAGGACGTCAAAGCACTTTCCCAGCAGCTTGCGTCGCGGTTTGCCCTGCCGGAAGAGGACGCCGAACCCAAGGCGATCCCCCAATGGGCCAAAGAGCCGACAGAAACGATCGTCGAGCGGGCCAAAAGGGAGATGCGCAAAGCTGCGGCCATCAAGCCGGAGTACAAACCGCCCACCGAAGCGGATTGGAACACCATGCGCAATGAGGCGCAACGAAAATTGATCGAAAGTGAGGGTATGCGATGAGCACGATGAGACGGATCGGAAACGCCTGGGTCAATCTGGACCTGGTGGAAGCGATCGTACCGGACAAGTTCAGCCCGGAGAAACACGTGGTCTTTAGCCGGGGGCACATCATTACAGCGGAGATCAGCAAGGACGACCTGGACGCGGCTTTTGTCAAGCCGACGCCTACGCCGCCGGATTATCAGGTCTATGAGCTGAGTAAGGGCGACGTCCCTCCGGATATGCCCAAAAAGCACAAGACGACCGCCGACCAGATCTACAACCTGAGCGCTGCCGAATACGCGGAACTCAAGGAGCTGGACGACAAAGGCTATCTCGATTTGATCAAATGGCCCAAGACGGAGCACGCGACCGCCGCCGCGACGGATGAGACCGGTAAGCCGGTCCTTGTCGAGACGCGCAATACCTTCGCGGCGTTGGAGCGCGTAGACGGCAGAGCGCACTACATCCCTGAGCTGGTGATGCGTTATGAAGCCAAGCTTTGAGTGTATGATCCCGCTCGCGCCGATCACAAAGAAGAACTCTCAACGGATCTTTTTGAACGGGGCGAATGGCAGGCCCTTCATCGCGCCATCGAAGGCGTTCAAAGTCTACGAGGCGGCGGCTCTGAGTTATCTCGACCCGCCGCCCCGGAAGCCGATCGACTACCCCGTCAACGTCAGGTGCGTGTTTGGTATGCCAAACCGCCGGAAAACGGATCTGACGAATCTGCTGGAAGCCATCGACGATATCCTCGTCAAGGGCGGCGTACTGGCCGATGACAACTATCAAATCGTCGCCGGGCATGACGGAAGTCGCTGTACGCTGGCAAAGGCACAGCCGTACACGCACATCCGGATCACGCCGATGAGCGAAGAGGCGGCGGACCCAGACACAGAGCACAAAATGATCCTAGCCGCGTTGAAGTGCGACGCATTCCGCTGCGGGATCGATCCAGAGCCGGATTGGTTCGCGGAAGCTTTGGAACAAAAGAGAGCGCACCCTTCGCACAGTATGAAAAACGCTATCATGGTCCAGTGCATGGAGGCCACGTGGGATAGAGCGTATCTTGGGGATTACATCCTGCGTGGGGAAAAAGGTTGGCTGTATACTGAGCCAGCACACCGGCTGAAAGAGTACATCGAGAAAGGATTGGTGTAAACATGCTGGAGAGCGGTCGAAGAGCGACTAAAGCGCATCCGGCAGGAGACCGGCAAAGACCCACGCAGGTTTTTCGACCTGGTGGCGTTGCTCGAAAAATGGAAAAACATGTAACAGGAGGGCAACATGAAAGCGTACAAAGGATTTAACAAGGACCTCACATGCATGGGGTACCGGTACGAGATCGGCAAAACGTATGAGTGCGAGGACGCGGAGGTTTGTGACCACGGTTTTCACGCCTGCCTCCGCCCGGCGGACGTCTTTGCGTATTACGCCCCTGTGCTGTCCCGCTATTGCGAGGTCGATGTCGATGAGGACGGTTTGAGCCGGAGCAATGATGACAGCAAGGTCGCTGCACGGCGTATCACCATCGTCCGGGAGATCAGCTTGCAAGAGTTGCACGAGGCGCAGTTGGAGTACGCGAGAGATCACGCGGAAGAGAGCAAGACGGGCGGCAATTGGTCCGCCGTTACGGGCGGCTATAGGTCCACCGTTACGGGCGGCAATCGGTCCTCCGTTACAGGCGGCAATAGGTCCGCCGTTACGGGCGGCGATGGGTCCGCCGTTACGGGCGGCAATCGGTCCTCCGTTACAAGCGGCAATAGGTCCACCGTTACGGGCGGCGATGAATCCGCCGTTACGGGCGGCGATCGGTCCGCCGTTACGGGCGGCGATCGGTCCGCCGTTACGGGCGGCGATCGGTCCGCCGTTACGGGCGGCGATGAATCCGCCGTTACGGGTGGCGATCGGTCCGTTGCAGTATCTCGCGGGTCCGTATCTGTCGGGCATAACGGCTTGGGCGTTTGCCGTGGCAACGGATGCAGGATCCGTGGCGGCATCAGCGCCGTGCTGGTGATCGCAGAGGAAAACACTACCGATTATAACATCGCCACGTGGAAAGCTTTCGTCGTCGATGGTGAGACCATCAAGGCGGATACCTGGTACAAGTTGATCGACGGCGAACTCGTCGAAGATGATCAAGGAGGGCCGAAATGAAGATCATCCAGCCAAGCATCGAGTTTATTATCCCGATCAACGGAGACGCGATCCTAAAGCGCCTGGAACAGTGCGGGCGCATGTGCTACAAGTCCGAGGACAAGATCACAAAGGATTCCGCCGCAAAGTTCGTTGCCGGTATCATCCAGCGCGGGCACGAATCGGTTTTAGAGCATTGCTCTTTCACCGTCAAATTTATCTGCGATCGAGGCGTGTCACATGAGCTGGTGCGGCATCGTCTTGCCAGCTACTCGCAGGAGAGCACCCGATATTGCAACTACAGCAAGGGCAAGTTTGGCGGCGAGATCACTGTAGTCGCCCCGAGCTTTTGGCAAAAAAATACGCCAAAATGGAGGGCGTGGGAAAATCTCTGCGACGCCAGCGAGGACGCCTACAATGACCTCTTGGCGGCGGGAGCCACCCCGCAGGAAGCCCGTTCTGTCCTCCCCCAGAGCCTCAAAACAGAGGTCGTCATGACAGCGAACATCCGGGAGTGGCGGCATTTCCTCCGTCTGCGCTGCGACCACGCCGCGCATCCAGACATGCGGTATCTGGCCCTCAAGCTGCTCGACCAGCTCCATGAGCGCGCGCCGGTCTGCTTCGATGACATCTGGTCGGACTACTGCGCGGAGCTGACGGCCCACCGGGGCGGTAAGGATCTGCAATGCAAACGTTGCAACTATGGCACGGAGTACGATATCCCGCGCAATTTCTGCCCGAATTGCGGGGCAAAACTCGTGTGAGGTGGAACATGAGATATCGCAAAAAGCCGGTGGAAGTCGACGCATTCCGGTACGGGGTCGATCCCGTGCCGGAATGGTTCCGCGACGCTTTAGAGTGCGGCGACGTGCAGTATTTCGGCCTCACTCTCCCACCGGGGTCTTACGTCGAGATCAAGACGCTGGAAGGGCGGATGAGAGCGCATCCGGGCGATTACATCATCCGTGGAGTGGCGGGGGAGCTGTATCCCTGCAAAGCAGATATTTTCCAGCAAACTTATGAGGAGGTGCGAGAGGATGGAGCGGCTGACCTTTGAGGGCGACTTTTGCGACATCGCGCAATGCCGCGAACTACCCTGCCCGTATGACGGTATGTGTACGCAACGCGAGGTCTGGGAGCGACTGAAAGCGTATGAGGACACCGGCCTGACGCCGGAGGTCTGCGCCAATTACAAGACTTTCGAGGATGAGGTGGTCAGCAAGGGCGTCACATTCGCGCGGATCGTCGAGCTGATGGAGGCCGACAAGGACGGGCGCGTGGAGGTGCTGGATGAGTGACTATATCGACAGAGAGAGGGCTTTGTCCTACATAAAATCCCGCACGCTAGGATTTCTCGACGGATACAAAAAGGGCTTTGACGCCGGGACTGAGATGATAACGACCGTGCTCAAAATCATCCCTCCCGCCGACGCGGTCCAGGTCGTCCGCTGTAAAAAGTGCGTGTATTACGCTGGCGCCAAAGCCAACGAAAAGGGCTTCCTTATTTGCCCTGCAAGCGGTATGGAGATAACACCGGAGGGCTTCTGTTCGCATGGCGAACAGTCCGACGAATCTAACACATAATTCGCGTTACCAACGCGATAAACGCGTTAAAATCGCGATAGGAGGGAAAACATGGACGACAAAACCCTATGGATCGACCCCAACGACCGCCTCCCGCCCACCTGTGAGATCGTCCCGGTCGTGGCAAGCGGCCAGTGCGGGAACTGCACCTACACAGACTACTTGACGCTTGGCGTCTACGACAAGATCGACGGAGCCTGGTACCTCGAAAACGGGGACGGCCCTGTCACCGTGACATGGTGGGTGGACCTACCCGACCCGCCCAGAAAGGATGATGGCATGACACACTACACAGCCCTCACCAAAAACACACGCTCGATCCTCGACCGGCTCCCGCTGGAAGAGCTGCTTTGTCAGCTCGCGGAGGAGTGCGGGGAGCTGGCACAAGCCGCCCTCAAGCTCCGCCGTGCGAGGACCGGCACGAACCCCACGCCGCGCACAGAGCGCGAGTGCATTGAAAACCTCGCGGAGGAATACGCGGACATCGGCCTTGTCTATGCGCTGATCCGGGCGGTCCTGGACGACCCGGCGCTGTCCGATGAGAGCTTAGAGGTCATCCAGACGCGCAAAGCCGCACGTTGGGCGGGCCGTCTCGACGTACAGGGGGGCGCAAAATGAAGCCCAAACGAAAGACCCTGCGGAAACCGAAGGGCATGACCTACGCCGACGTCCTGGCCCACGCGAGGGCGCAGAAGGCCGCCGTCGAAGCAAAAGCCGTGGAAGTCGCGGCGAACGTACAAGTCCAGCGCATGATGTGGCTCATGGTGTGCAGCATGGCCGACGCTTACGGCATCGGCCCCAAGCGGGCGGAACGGTTTTTTGAGTGCCTGCAAGCCAACAGCGACGCCCTGCAAAAAATGCGGGACGAAGTTGATGACGATTATGCTTGGGAAAAACTCAGGCTAAAGGCCCAAGAGGTGACCGGGATCGACATCCGGGACATCTATGAGGTCTATGCCAAAGCAGAGGGGGATAAGACATGACACGCAAAGAGATCCTTGACACGGCGGAAAAGACCGTGTGCACCGACCGAAACGACATATACGGCGGTCCGGAAAACAGTTTCCAGATGATCGGCGACCTTTGGGCACGGTACATCCGTGAGAAATGCGTGGGGCCTGATACGGACGTAGATATCGGAGCCGACGACGTGGCGGCACTCATGGGCCTTTTTAAGATCGCCCGCATCGCGACCGGTCGTTACCACGCAGACAACTGGATCGACCTCGCAGGATACGCCGCGTGTGGTGGCGAGATCGCCGCGCAGTACGATGCAAAGATGACCGATGTCTTCAAGGAGGTGCTTGGGTAATGCCCAAATGGGAGCCGGGGCCTGAGTGTATGATCCCAGAGGCCCGGAACGAGTATACTTGCGCACCCTGGCAGTGCGCACGGTGCGGATGGTCCGAGGGAGAGCACGCGGACCGGCTCCGCATGATCCGAGCGGGCGAACTCAGCAACAGGGGCCGGGGCCTGAGGGGCCTTAAGATCCGGAAACGGCTCACCTTTGCTGAGTACACCAAAAATCTAAATGCCTAACAGGCGACCGGATGCAAAGGGGGACGCTATGCATGGATTTCCGAGCAATCTCCAACGCATGAGGGAGAGACGCCGCATGGACCGCAAAGCCCTGAGCGAGTGTTGCGGCCTGAGCAAAAACGCGATCGGCCGATATGAGCGCGGAGAGCGTGAGCCGAGCTTATCGGCCCTTGTGAGCATCGCGGAGTTTTTTGATGTGACGATAGACGATTTAGTCGGACGCTAACAAAAAAATCAGAAGAAATTTACAGCCGTCCCCCAATTGGGGGACGGTCTTATTTTATTTGTGTTATCATTAAGATGGTTCAAAATATAATAGGTTCCCTCCGGTTTCTCCAACGCGGCCCCGCAGCTCCAAATGCAGGGCCGTGACCGGCGGGAGATATGTGGGTGTAGCTCAATCGGGCAGAGCAGCGGTCTCCAAAACTGTAGGTTGGTGATTCGAGTCCATCCACTCATGCCAGACAGCGAGGTGGTGACATGGGTAGGCCCAGAAAAGAGATCAATCAGGACCAATTTGAAAATCTTTGTGGCCTGCAATGCACACAGCAGGAAATATGCGATTGGTTCCGGGTGACAGACAAGACCCTGAGCGGCTGGTGCAAACGCACCTACGGCGAATCTTTCTCCGAAACCTACCAAAAAAAGAGGGGCGCGGGGAAAATATCCCTCCGCCGGATGCAATGGCAGCTTGCCGCCAAAAGTCCCGCGATGGCTATCTTTCTGGGCAAAAACATTTTAGGCCAGACGGATCGGTTCGAGGGCGCGGCGCGGATCGACGACATCAAAGACGATGAGCTGAGTAAGAGCCTGCGAGACCTCGCGGAAAGGATCGACAATGGATCGAGCTGAAAAACTTGGGATTGGCGACCTGTCCGGGTTCGACCTTTTCGTCGAGGACAAGCCCAAAGACAAGGACCCGCCGAAAGAGAGGGCTAAAGGCATCGTATCCCATCGCGGCGGCAAGCGCCACCTGACGCGGAAAGCGGCCAGCGAACACGCGTTAGAGCAAGCCCTAGACTGGCACTTTGCGGACGGGGATTGCTACCATTGCTTTAGCTTTGGCGATGTCGATAGCATGTCATTTTTTAAGCACGTCCTCCGTCAACAGCGCATCGAGTACGCGGCGATCAGCACGTGGGTCATGGCCGGTGAGGATGTCAACGACCTGAGAGAGTGGCACCGGCGCGGCATGTTGGGCCGTGTTGATCTGTATATGGGCGAGATCTTTCGAGGCAGCTATCCGGAGGTCTACGCGATGGCGCAGGACCTCATCAGCGAGTGCGGAGGGCGGCTGGCGGTTTTCCGAAACCACAGCAAGGTCATGGCGATCAAGGGCGAACGATTCGATTGCCTGATCGAGAGTAGTGCAAACGTCAACACCAACCCGCGCAGCGAAAACACTGTGTTGACCGTGGACACTCAGCTTGTGGACGCTTACGTCAAGCTGTTCGGTGAGATCGTCCCATTTAACAAGGATTTCGGCGCGGAGCCGCACAAAATAAACGGAGGGTAAAATGGACCAGATCGAGCTGTTTAGCGATAACCCGGAATACGACGCCTTCGTCGCGAAGTTTAAGCCCAAGAAGACGACGGACGACTGTTATACACCAGAGCCGATCTATAACGTCGTGCGCGATTGGGCCTGTGAGAGGTATGGCATCGATCCCGATAAGATCGTGCGCCCGTTCTACCCGGGCGGCGACTACGAGAACTTCCCATACCCGGACGGAGCGGTCGTGCTTGATAATCCGCCGTTTTCCATCCTCTCAAAGATCTGCGAGTTTTACCTGGACAGAGGTATCCCGTTTTTTTTGTTCGCGCCGTCCCTCACCGCTTTTAGCGGAAAAAAAAACGTTCTTCGGCTCAATCACATCATTTGCGATGCTCGCATCACGTATGACAACGGAGCAGTGATCAATACAGCATTTATCACCACCTATGGCGGGGATGTCATCGTACAGACTGCGCCGGATCTGCGCAAACTGGTGGAAGACGCAACTCTAAAAGCAAAGCGCGAAAAAACAAAAAGATTACCGAAGTACGTTTATCCCGACCACGTTTTGACAGCGGCCATGTTGCGACGATACAGTTTGCGCGGTGTGGACTTCTGCGTCCGTCGTGGAGAGTGTACGGCCGTCAGTAGGCTGGATGCGCAGAGACCACACAATAGGGGGATTTTCGGCGGAGGTTTGTTGCTTTCGCAAAAAGCTGCTGCCAGGAAGGCAGCAGCGGAAAAGGCAGCAGCGGAAAAGGCAGCAGCGGAAAAGGCAGCAGCGATCATCTGGGAACTTTCTGCGCGAGAAAAAAGGATCATCGAAAGTCTTGATGCTAAATGATAAGCGGCAAGCAATTAAAGATCCTTGCCTACCCATACACCCGCTACACCGCCCTCATCTGTGACGGCGCGATCCGTTCTGGTAAGTCCTCCATCATGACGTGGGCTTTTGTCGATTGGGCGATGCGCGAGTTCGACGGCCAGCGTTTCGCCCTGTGCGGCAAAACGGTGGACAGCTGCGCTAAAAACATCGTCGTCCCGTTTACGTCAATGACGCTGGCCAAACAACGGTATCAGTTGTCTTGGCGACGACAAGAAAAGGTCCTGGAGGTCCGACGCGGGAAACGGGTCAACTATTTCGAGGTGTTCGGGGGAAAGGACGAAAGCTCTTACGCCCTGATCCAGGGCCGCACCCTCGCGGGCGTACTGCTGGATGAGGTGGCGTTGCAGCCCCGGTCGTTCGTCGAGCAAGCGTTAGGCCGGTGCTCCGTGACCGGATCCCGGTTTTGGTTCAACTGCAACCCCGGCCCGCCGTCCCATTGGTTTTACAAAGAGTGGATCAAAGAGGCGGACAAGCACAATGCCTTGCATCTGCATTTCTTGCTGGGCGACAACCCGTCCCTCTCCCCTGAGATCGTGGAGCGATACAAGACCATGTACACCGGCTTGTTTTACCGCCGGTACATCCTCGGAGAGTGGTGCGCGGCGGAGGGGCTTGTCTATCCGATGTTCGACCGGGCGCGGAACGTGGTCGAGGGGCCGTACTACGGCGGGACCTATTACGTCTCCGTGGACTACGGCACGCTAAACCCCACGGCTATGGGCCTGTGGCGGGTCAGCGACGGCAAGGCCACGATGGTCAAAGAATACTACTACGACGGGCGCGCCCAACGGCGTCAGAAAACAGACGAAGAGTATTGCGACGACCTGGAGGCTTTTGCCGATGGCTACAATATCGAGCGCGTCATCATCGACCCGTCGGCGGCGTCGTTCAAAGAGGCGATCCGGCGGCGCGGCATGTTCGACGTGCTGGACGCCAATAACAGTGTCCTGGACGGCATCCGTAACGTCGGCAGTATGCTCTTGTCTGGCCGTTTGACGTTCGACAAGAGCTGCATCAATACCTTTGATGAGTTTGGCGCGTACCGCTGGGACGAAAAGAGCGGCACAGATGCGGTCATCAAAGAGCAGGACCACGCTATGGATATGGTCCGTTATTTCGTGCAAACCATCATGCGGAGGGAGTTGCTTTAATGTTCGACGGTCTCACAAGGGCCTTCAACGGCGTCAAAAATTGGTTCTTCCCCACCTCGACGGCCCGTCAGGATTTCGGCGTCGAGACCTCTGTGACGCAGGGTATGCGGGAAAATATCGAGCTTTGGTGGGCGATGTACGTCAACCGCCCGCCCTGGGCGAATCGTGACGTCGTGCCGCTGGGCTTGCCCGCCGCGATCGCGCGGGAGCTGGCCAGACCTGCCCTTGTGGAGTTTTCGGGCACCATCAGCGGATCCGCGCGGGCGGGCTATCTTGATGAGTGTTTCCAGGACGCGGTCCCCGGTTTCGAGCACGCCCTAGAGCTGGGCCTTGCGCTTGGCGGCGTCGCCCTCCGGCCTTATCTCTACCGCGACAAGCTCCGTGTCGATGCGTCGAGCATCCTCGCCTTCCAGCCCACGGCCTACGATGAGGCGGGCAAGTGCGTCGGCGGCGTGTTTCGCGAGCGGGTCAAGAGCGCGGGCAAGTATTACCTCCGTTTGGAGGCCCACTCTTTCGAGGATGGCGTCTATGTCATCCGTAACAAGGCCCATGAGAGCAACCAAAACAGCACGGCGGGCCGTGAGGTCCCGCTCGACACTGTACCGGAGTGGGCGGACATCGAGCCGGAGACGCGCATCGAGGGTCTGGTTCGTCCGTTGTTTGCGGTCTTCACCCCGCCTCTTGCAAACAATATCGAGACTGACAGCAAGGTCGGCGTCTCCGTGTACAGCGGGGCCGTCGCCGGTCTCATCAAAGAGTGCGACATCCAGTGGGAGCGTATCTGGTGGGAGTACAAGAGCGGTGAGCGTAAGATCTTCGCGGAGCGCACGGCGGGCACAGCGCGAGAGTTTACAAGCAACCGTCTCTATCAGCTTTTCGCCACGGCTTCCGGCGACATGTTCCGTGAGTTCTCCCCGGAGTACCGGGATGAGCCGTTGTATCGCGGCTTGCAGATGACGCTTAAGCTCATCGAGTTCCAGGTCGGCCTTGCTTACGGTACGCTGTCCGACCCTCAAAGCGTGGAAAAATCCGCGACGGAGGTCCTGGGCAGCAAACAGCGGCAGTATATCACGGAGAGCCATATCCAGCGATCCTTTGCGGACGCGCTCGACGATCTGGTCTATGCGATGGATGCTTACACGACCCTCTACGGGCTGGCCCCTCCTGGCGATTATGACCTGTCCCTCAACTTTGGCGACGGCGTCCTGGAGGACCCGGAGAGCCGGAGAGCGGAGCGGGCGACAGACCTGTCCGACGTCATGCAGGGTCTCATGAGCGCGGTCGAGTATCGCGTAAAATGGTATCTTGAGGACGAGGACACGGCACGGGCCAATCTTGCCAAAATGGACGAGCTGGCTGACGAGGGGCAGGATGAGGTCGAATGACACGTTACCCATTCACCCCGGAGGCGCTGGACGTGCTCCCAGAGGAAGTCGCGGAGCTGTTCCGCGCCCTTGAGGACCGGCTGCTGCAAGAGATCTGTTGGCGGCTCAATGCGGCCAATCAGCTCAATGAGGTTACGGTGCAGGACATCCGCGCACTCCGCGCCCACGGCATCGAGCTGGACGACATCAAAAAGGCGATCGCCGACACGGCGGGCGTCGGCCTGGATAAGGTCGATGAGCTGTTAGACGACGTCGTGGAGCGCAACCAAAAGTATTATGACGGCGTAGCGACGGCGGCAAAGATAACCATCCCGGAGCGACTGGTATCCGCCGACGATATCGACGCGATCAAGCGACAGACCAAAGGTGACCTGCGCAACCTGACCCAATCGATGGGCTTTGCGGTCCGTGTGGGCAATCGGCCCGTGCGATGGCTCCCCCCTGCTAAGGCGTACCAATGGGCGCTCGATACGGCGGAGGCGGAAGTCATGTCCGGGGCGATCAGCTACGATCAGGCGATCACGCGGGCGGTCAAGCAGCTGGCAAGCGGCGGATTGACATCGGCGCGGTACGAAAACGACAAGCGCGTCCGATACGACCAGATCGACGTAGCGGCCCGCCGTGCCGTCATGACCGGGGTCAACCAAACGTGTCTGCGCTACTCCGAGCAAGCTGTCGAGCGGTTGCAAACGGACCTTGTGGAGGTCTCCGCCCACGCGGGGGCGCGGAACACCGGCAGCGGGCCGGAGAACCACGCCGAATGGCAAGGCAAGGTTTATTTTTGGTCGAAAGGCGGAAAGCCGAACCGGACCCAATACCCGGATTTTGAGAAGGCGACCGGTTACGGACGCGGCGAAGGTCTGGGCGGGTGGAACTGTAGGCACACCTACCATGCCCATATCGATGGCGTCATGGAGCGCACCTACACCGACCGCCAATTAGAGACCATCGATCGCAAGCCCTTTGTCTATCAGGATCGCCTGTATGACCAATATCAGGCGACCCAAAAGCAGCGCGAGATCGAACGGTCGATCCGCAAGCAGAAACGCATCATCAACTCCATGGACAACCTCGACAGCGAAGAAGCCAAAAAGTCGAAGCAGGAGGCGACCATCCGCCTGCGCCGCCTGAATGCCAATTACAAGGCGTTCAGCGAGAAGGCGGGCTTGCCCCTGCAGCGTGAGCGGACGAAAGTCCTGTATTAGGGAGGGATCGCGTGAAAGTGGTCATCATCGAGGACACACGGGCCGAAAAGGCGGGCGTCACGCTCCAATACGACGCCTCATCCCCGGACGACCGGGAGGAAGCCCACGAGATCCTGCAATCGTTTTTCGGCTGTTATTCGCCGGAAGCGGACGACGCCGGGGAGGATGACGCATGACCGATAATCTGCGATACATCGACGGGCGCGTGTGGTTTTGCTGTCCCAAGTGCGGCAAGAAGCTGCACCCTGTCGCCCCAGGCGCGTGCGGCGTGTTTGCCAAATGCGGGGGCCGCACTAAGACCGGCGCACGGTGCACGTGGTCCGGCGAGATCGAATGGAACGCCGTCGAGCAAGTGACCGGCAAATAAAAAACCCCAACGATATCAACAGTTTTTCGACCGTTCGCCCCGCCTGGGCAACTGACAAGCAAATAAGATTGAGCCATTGAGCCGTATACCAGCCCTTTCCGGGGCCGGTATGCGGCTTAAATTTTTGACCGACCCGACGTCGTAAAACTACGGGACGGCAGCGGATGCTACCCGCGTAAAAAACGCGTAGCCGGAGGAAGGACGCCATGAAGAGAGATTTTCTTGAGGGCCTGGGCCTTGAAAAGGACGCGATCGACAAGATCATGACCGAAAACGGGGCCGACATCCAGCGGGAGAAACAGGCCACACAGAACGCGAAGGCTGACGCCGACGCGCTCCGTCAGCAGCTCGAAGACCGCGACAAGGACCTCGAGACCCTGCGCAAGAACGCCGGGAACACGGAGGACATCCAGAAGCGGCTCGACGAACTCCAAGAAAAGTACGACACCGACACCCAGAACTACAAAGACCAGCTTTCCGCCCGCGACTACGCCGACGCGATGAGCCAAGCCATTTCCGGCGCGGCCCTGAAATTTAGCTCAAAGGGCGCGGAACGTGCATTTCGCGCGGAGCTCAAGGCCAAAGGTCTCAACCTCAAGGACGGCGCACTGGAAGGCTTCGACGATTTCGTCAAGGCACAGCGCGAAGCGGACCCCGATGCATTCGCCCCCGACAAGCCCGGCCCCAAGTTCGCCCGTCCCGGCGGCGGTGTGGGCGGCAATGAGGGCGCGACCAATCTTGGTATCAAGTTTGCGGAGCGCATCGGCAAAGACGCGGCAGCAGCCAATAAAGCAGCCGCCGACGTCATCAACATCTACAAGTAAGGAGCGATATCTATGGCACTCGGCTCTATGAGCTACAAGAGCACCTCTGTGACCGGCGACGTGGAGATCCTGTTTAACTCCGAGTACGTCGGCAAGGCACTCACCCTCGACGCCTCTGCTTTTACCAGCGGCGTTTGCAAGGCCGGTACCCCTATGGCGGCGGACGGCAAAAAGGCCGCGACCACCGCTGCGGCTGAGGGCACCCCGGCGTCCTCTACCGCCGTCGGCATCCTGCTGCACGACGTCCACGACGACCGCCCGCAGGGCACCATCGTCATTGGCGGCTACAGCAACAAGGCTAAGGCGCAGTCTCATTCCGGCGTGACGATCGACGCGACCGCCGCCGCCGCGATGAAGAACGTCGTCCTGGTGTAAGGGAGGTATCAGCACACATGGAACTCAATCAGGTTTTTAACGCGTCTGCCATTGCATTCCAGCAGACCGAAGCGGCCACCAACCGCGTCCCCTACTTCGGTGAGGGGCTTTTCCCGGCCAAGAAGAAGATGGGTCTTGACCTTAAGTGGATCAAGGGCAACAAGGGCCTTCCCGTCTCGCTGGCCCCGTCCAACTTCGACGCCAAGTCCACCCTGCGCAGCCGTGAGGGCATCAAGATCGACGCCACTCAGATGGCCTTTTTCCGCGAGAGTATGCTCGTGAAGGAAGAGGACGAACAGGAGATCCAGCGCATCCAGGACGAAAACGATCCTTACATCCAGTCCGTCCTGGATAGCATCTACAGCGACACCGATACCCTTGTCGAGGGCGCCCGCGTCGTCGCGGAGCGGATGCGCATGCAGCTGCTTGCCCCCACCACGGACGGGTCTCCCCGTATCACCATCTCCGCCAATGGCGCACAGTACTCTTACAACTACGACGCAGACGGCTCTTACAAGACCAACAATTACAAGGCGATCACCACCGCCGCGAACAAGTGGAGCGCGACCGACACCGCTAACCCGATCCAGGACATCATGGACGCCCAGGACGCGGTCGAAGCGGCGACCGGCACCCGCCCCTCTATCATGATCTGCTCGAAAAAGACGATGGGCTATCTGCTAGGCAACGCGAAGGTCCAGAAGGCTATCCTGGCCCAGAATCAGACCGCGAACGTCATCATGACCGAGGCCACCGTTAAGGCGATCGTCCAGGCCCTGCTTGGCGTGACCATCATCGTCTACACCAAGCAGTACAAGGATGAGGCTGGCACCGCTAACAAGTACTACCCCGACGATTACGTCACCCTCATCCCCGACGGCGCTCTTGGCTCCACCTGGTACGGCACCACCCCCGAAGAGCGTACCCTCATGGGCCGCGCCGACGCCGACGTGTCCATCGTCGATACCGGCATCGCCGTGACCGTCACCGTGACCAACGACCCCGTCAACACTAAGACCACCGTCTCTGAGATCGTCCTCCCCTCTTATGAGCGGATGAGCGAGACCTACGTCATCAAGGTGGCCTGATAGGAGGTATCCCCATGCCCTACGCCGATTATGGCTATTACCGCAACACCTACGGCGGCAACAGCATCGATGAGGCGGATTTCCCCCGCCTCGCGACACGTGCATCCCTGTACCTCGATGCTGTGACCGGCGGCGCGTCCCGATCGGCGACCGGCACGGACCTCGACGCTGTGAGGATGGCGACGTGCGCACTTGCTGAGACGTATATCATCGACAGCAAGCTCGACGCCGTTGCCTTCTCCGGCGCGGCTCAGGTCCAGAGCGAGACGGTCGGCGGATGGTCCCGTAGCTATGGGACCCGATCCATCTCCGCCACCGATATCCAGCTCGCGGACCAACGCCGCAAAGAGGCATTGACCATCTATCTGGGCGGCACGTCCCTGCTGGCCCCTGTGGGCTACCCCGTCACAAGGGGGGGTAGTTGGCCGTGAGCATGTTTCCGCACACCGTGACGGTGTACACGATCACAGAGGATCAGGTGACGTTTGAGAGCGTCACCAATATCACGGTCCTGCGCGGGGTTTTGGTCGAAGCCGCAAAGGCCGCGAACGTCAAGACGTCCGGCCTCGAGAATGCGGATGCTGTGACGGTCTATGTGCCGTTTGCCGTCGAGGCGGTAGACGGCCTGACCGGCGCGGCGAAGACCTACGCCCCACCCAAAGAGTACCACGCAGCAGCTGACAAGTCGGCCCTGTGGACGCTCGACCCGGCCCCGCCCTCTGACGTGTCTGTGTTTTTGGTCAAGGGCGAAGTCGTGGACCCCGGCAAGGATTACCAGTGGATCAACCGGACGCACGATGACGTGTATCGCATCTCATCGGTGGACACCAAAGACTACGGGACGGCTGACATGCAGCATTGGGAGATCGGAGGCCGTTGAACTATGGGCATCAAGATCAATGTCGTAGTTGACATCGACCCTGCCCTGATGTCGAGCCGCGCGGAACAGGCGGATGAGATCCTAGCGATCCAAGCCGAAAAGGATACGCGACAATTTGCCCCGGCGAAAAGCAACAAAATGCTGAACGGGGCGCGTGTCGAGGGCGGGACGATCACCTATCCAGGACCCTACGCAAGATTCTTGTGGGAGGGCAAGGTAATGATCGACCCGGACACTGGTAGCCCGTGGGCACGACCGGGCGCGACAAAGGTAGCGACAGGCAAAAACCTTGTCTTTTCTACCGCTGTCAGCCCGCAGGCTCAATCCCATTGGTTCGACGCATCCAAGGCCGTCAACCTCGAAAAATGGCTCCGCGTCTATGGAAAGGCGATGACAAGTGGATAACAACAAAACCACGGTCGTCATGGACACCAGAGAGACGACCGACAAGATCTCGCGGTCTTTGCTGGCATGGCTCAATAGCTGGACGGGCAAACCCCTCTCCATCGGCTATGAGTTCCTGCCCAGCGACGCGCCGGGCATGGCCCTGAGCACGATACAGGGCGCGTATATCACACGGCAGTACATCCGTGGGGCATACGAAGGCCAGTATCAATTTAAAGTCATCTACCGGTTGCAGCCGTCGTCCAATAATGCCCGCCTGTCCGCCGATGAGACGCTGGACGCGCTGGGTGACTGGGCCGCGGCGGAAAAGCCGTTACCTGACCTGGGCGGCGGGAAGGTCGCGAAGAAGATCACATGCAACACGCGGGCGGCGATGTTCGCCCGGTACGAAGACGGATCCGAGGACCATCAGATCATGATGACCCTCGACTATATCTCGATTTGAGCCATTGAGCCGATACCGCAAAGGGTATCGGTATTTCTTTTTTTGGAAAGGAGATCCTTATGAAGGTATCTACCCTCATGACCGGCAAGACCCCCTCCGCTGAGTTCGCGGGCGTGGCGACTGCCGACGATTTCGTCCTCGCGATCGACATTGCTTCGACCGCCTCCACCAAGACCGGTGATTTTATCGTCGTCCAGGGCGGTATCACCTCCGTGGATGCGCAGCTCAATCCGGAGAGCGAGGATAAGACCTATATCCGTAACGGCAAGGTCACGACTAAGACCGCCACGCAGCGGACCTTCAACGTGACAGGCGACCGGATGCACGGCGATGAGTTCCAGGACTGGGCTCTTGCGCACTCCATCAAGTTTGGCACCGGCCAGGCGGTCATCAAGCCCTACGTCTATTTCTCCCTGCTGACCGGCGAGGGCGAAAAGGGCGAGGCGGCTATCATCGTCAATTCGGACGGTTCCGGCGATGCGGGCGCGTCCGCCGAGATCGATATCGACGTCATGGCGACTAAGGCCCCGACGTCCTACACCTACAGCTCTAGCGAGGCTTAAACAAGGGAGGTAACAGCATGGAGACCTACACCATCAACGGCAAATCCATCGAGTTTGATACGTTCGACGTCGAGGCGTTCGGGCGGTTCCAGGCGGAGGCTAACAAGATCGCGGGGGAGGTCTCCGTGCTTGGCTCCCACGCCAAAGAGGACCCGCTTGCCTACATGACCGGCGTTTGTGCACTGGTGCGTGGGTTTTTCGACCACGTCATCGGCCCCGGCACGGCGGCGGAGCTGTTTGGCAAACGGGACAATTTCCGGGACATCATGACGGCTTATACGGACTTTGCGGCCCAGGTGGTCGATCAGGCTAACGCATTCGCCCCCAAGCGGCCCAAGCCGGTCCATAAGTGCAAGCGATGAGACCGGACCCGTTCCAGGCCCTACCGGACACGGTAGAGGTCGGAGGTAAGACGGTCCGAATCGATCCCAGCTTCCGCGTCGGGATCGCGATCGAGCTAGAGGCCCTGAGCGACGGAGAGCCGGACGCGGCGGGGCTTCTGGCCCGGTTCTACCGGGGCGATATCCCGGACGATATCCCCGGCGCGGTGCGGGCGATGCTGGACTTTTACCGTGGGCCGAAACGACAGGACGACGACCGCCCCAAGGGCAAGGACAAGGGAGGGAGGGCATATGATTTCGTGCAAGACGCTGAGGTCATTTTGTCCTCCTTTTTGTCGTCCTACGGCATCGACCTGACGACGGCGGACCTCCATTGGTGGACATTCCGACGGCTGATGTTCAATTTGCCCCACGATTGCAATTTTATGCAGCGCGTCGCCTACCGGACGGCGGACTTGTCTCAAATGTCCAAGGTCCAGAAAAAGCACTACAAAAAGATGCGCGACCTCTACGCGATCCACGGAGAGGGTCGGCGCAAGATGACGGTCGAAGAGCGAGACGCCGCTCTGCTGGCAAAGGTGGAGAGGCGGTATCGAGAGGCGACCGAAAAGCAAGCAGAAAGGTGAGGTGGTGAGGATGTGGCAGATGGCTCCGTAACCATCGAGATCAAGGGCGACGCCCAACCGATAGACAAAACGCTGTCCGACGTCGGCTCTAAGGCAAAATCGACGTTCTCCGGGGCGTTCGACGGCGTGGATGCTGACATCAACGATGCGGCAGACGCGGCCCGAAACCTCGGGGACAAATTTGATACAGGCGGCAGCAAGCTATCCCGATTCAGCGACATTTTCAAGGGGACCTTCCTCGGAGGGCTGGCCACGAAGGGCGTCGAGCTGGCCGTTGGAGCCGTCGAAGACCTCGGGGAGGCGGCGATCAACGCCGGGAAACAGGCCGTCGAGGGCTATGCCCAATATGAGCAGCTTGTCGGCGGTATGGAGACCCTTTTTAAGGATTCTTCGCAGCAGATGCTCGACTATGCGTCTCAGTCCTACAAGACTGCGGGCATGTCGGCCAATGAGTACCTGACCACGGCGACGCAATTTTCTGCCGCTTTGATCAAGTCAACGGGCGGAGACACGGCCAAAGCCGCCGAACAGGCAAACAAGGCCATTATCCAAATGTCGGACAACGCAAACAAGATGGGCACACAGGTCGAGGACCTGCAAAACGCCTATCGAGGGTTTGCGCGTGGTTATTACTCCATGCTTGATAATCTGGCCCTGGGCTACTCCGGGACCAAAGAAGGCATGGAAGAGCTGCTAAAGGACGCAGAAAAGATCTCCGGCATCAAGTACGACATCAACTCTTATTCTGATATCGTGGACGCTATCGGCGTGGTCCAGGATGAGATGGGTATCACCGGCACCACGGCGAAGGAAGCAGCCGAAACCATCGAGGGTAGCGTAAGCTCGATGAAAGCGGCCTGGGCGGATTGGCTGACCGGCCTTGCAAACCCGGACGCCGACATGGATCAACTGACGCAAAACCTTGTGTCGAGCATCAGCACGGCCCTTTCGAACGTCCTGCCGGTCATCGGTACCCTCCTGAGCAACGTCGGCTCTACGCTGATGTCCGCGTTCACGACCGCTTTCCCCCAAGCGGGCGGCATTCTCAGCAGCCTGGTGGAAAGCGTCTCCGGTTCGTTCCAACGCATCCGCGACGCGATCAACAACGCCTTTACCCCTGAGCAACAGGCGGCGATCGCGGGATTTTTTGAAAAACTGGGGCAATTTATCATCGCGGCCCCGTTTGGTTTATTTTCCAACGGTGTCAAAGCGATCGTTTCGATACTTGAGACGTTCATAACGATTGGAGCCAACGTTATCTCCACGATTATGAACATCATCGAGTGGTTTTCCAATTTCCGGGAGAACGCATCCAATGCCGTTAGTTCCGTGGCTGAAGCGGTCAACAATTGGGGGTCTTCTGTTGTAGAGACGGCCAGCAATGCCGCCAAGAATTTCCTATCGACCATCCTAGACGCTTTCGGCCAGTTGGGGAGCGAGATCGGCGGTGCTCTATCGTCTGCGCTCAATGCGCTGATCACGTGGGGCAGCAACATGGTCTCCAATGCGCGGGCCAAGATGACGGCGACGGCGACGTCCATCAAAAACGCCCTGTCCAATCTCCCGTCTGAGCTGCTTTCCATCGGGCGGAACCTGATCCAGGGCCTGATCAACGGCATCCAGGAAAAGGTCAACGCGGCGATAAATGCCGTTAAAAACGTCGGCACACGCATCAAAAACACGTTTATGAACCTTTTGGGTATCAACTCTCCGTCTAAGGTGTTCGCCCAATATGGCCGGTTTTTGATGCAGGGCTTGTCGAACGGCATCCAGGCGGCGTCTAAACTCCCACAAAAAGCGACGGCTAAGGTGGCCGACACGCTGACTAAGGAAATCGAAAAGCTAAACGACGAGATCGAGAAGGTATCCAGTGCGGCGTCTGAGCGTCAGGCAGAGGAAGAAGCGGCGGAGTACGAAAAGAACCTCAAGGAAAAGTACGACGCCCTCGCGAAGGCCGAGATCAAGGAACGCTCCAATCTGCAAGCCGAGATCGATAAGCTCGAAGCGGACCACAACGAAAAGCAGCTCAAGGCCCAAGAGGACGCGCAGAAGAAGGCCCTGCAATCTCAGGTCAAATCCCTCGAAGCGATCAAAAGTGAGTACGAAAAAGCCCTCAGCGACGTGGAAAAGACCCGCGACGACATGGCTACGAAGCTGGGCGACGTGGACCTGTACACAGAAGAGGATGACTTTTTCCGCCTGACTGATCTGCAAAAGTCGATCGACGCGATCAACAAGTACGGCGACACGATCCAGGCCCTCAAGGATCGGGGCATCGCGGATAGCTTGCTGACGGAGGTCCTGGGCATGGATCAGGAAAAGGCCGTGCAGTACGCCCAAAAGCTCCTAGCGATGGGGGATGAACAGTACGACGCTTATATGTCGCTGTGGGAGGAAAAAGAAGCCGCCGCGAAGAAGGTAGCGGAATCCATCTACCAGAGCGAGATCGACGCCATCGAGGAAGCCTACTCCGATAAGCTCCCGGCGGAGCTGAAACCGGCTGGGCAGACGGCGATGGATGCACTCACGTCCGGCCTTGTCGAGGGCGGTAAGGCTACGATCGCAGCAGCTAAGAGCATCGCGGACAGCGTGCTTGCAGAGCTGGCACGCATCAAGGCAGCGGACAGCATCCGGAGCGCTGGGCAGTCTGAAAGCAAGTTTGTATCCAACAAGATCTCAAGCAATTCCGCCGCGTCGCGTGAGCGGCAGACGGCGAACCAAAGCGCACAGACCGGCGCACTCGCTACCGTTATGAGCATGGTAAACAGTGCACAGAGCCGGTCTAAGGACATCGTGCTGACCCTCAATGGTCGAGAGGTAGCGCGTGGCATGATCGACGACATCCGGGCGGTCGAGGACCAAAGCCCGCGGATCGTGAGTGATTGAGAGGTGGTATAGATGGATGAGACCGTGACCGGCAACATGTTTCTGAGCATCGACGGCGTGGAGATCGAGGACCTCGAGGAAGGCGACTATACCGCCTACGAGGAAGAGCTTGGCGTATCCGAGCGCATGATCTCCGGGCGGCGGATCGAAGAGATCCGGGCGACCATCTGGCACGTCGAGATCTCATCCTCCGCCATCAGCGCGGAGAAAATGGCGACGCTGAACGCCAAATTCCAGGCATCCCGGCGGCATCAGCTCTTCTTCCTGCCCTCTACGGGCGGGACGGAGCTGATTTCCGGCTGGTTCCACCTGACGGAGCGGCCACAGCCCGCGCTAGAGCGGTGGTGGGACGACGGGCCGGTATGGACCGACTACACGTTACATTTTGAGGAGATCGACGGCCATGATCCAGCATAGTGCAGCATATTCCGAGGCCGTCGTGGCGGATTCCCGGCGGCAATACGTCCGGGCGATCTTCGACCTGGCCGACCCTGACATGGAGGTCACAGGCGTGACGTCCAACGATGAGGGAGCCTTGTCCGATGCGGACAACGTGACGGCCAGAGGGACGGGTGAAGCGGACGCGACGCTTGCGACGCTGGAACGTAACCGATGGATCTTGGACGGCACACAGGTCATCGCACCGGACGACCTGACAGGCCGGACCGGTCAAGTGGGATGGGAGGGCGCGGCCCTGTCGGGCGACGATGGGGCCTATCCTTCCCCCGCCCCGTACATCGAGATCGCGTTTTCCAGCGTGGAGATCCTGCAGGCGGTCACGTTGCAGTTTTCGACCAAAGACGTCAACGGTTTCCCGGACACGTTCACGGTGGAGATCTGGGCGGGGACGACTTCGCTCTTCTCCCGGACCGTGACCGGCAACAAAGCGACCTCCGTAGTGATAGATGGGTTCGTCGCCAATTACCCGACAAAACTCCGCCTAACCGTCTCCAAGTGGTCCCTGCCACGGCGTGTGGTGCGCATCCCGCGTATCCTGCTGGGCCTGTATGAGACGTGGGACGGCTCCGTCATCCAGTCGGTGGACGTTTACACGGAGGTCACGTTTTCCGGGCTTAAAATACCCTATTCGACGTGCACCATCGTCGCGGAGAACAAAGACCACCGTTTCGACCCCTACGCCCCCAACACCATCTTTACATCGGTCGAGGACCGGCAGAAGATCGTGGTCGAGTACGGCTTGCGGCTGGCAGACGGCTCGACGGAATGGCTCCCGGCTGGGACGTACTTCCAGCAGTCGGCGGGCTGGACGTTGCAGGACCTGACGGTCCAGTGGGACCTGTTGGACATCATCGGCGCATTGACTAAGCGGCGCTTCGTGGTGCCCTCCACGCTCCCCACGACCCTGTCTGGATGGTTACAAGCCGTCATGGCCAGCTTGGGCAGCAATTTTACCAACGATTATATCGTGGACAGCGACGTTGCGTCCATCTCCGTCACATCCACCAAAGACAAGGTTTCCGACAAGCGGTGCGGCGAGATCCTGCGTTTCCTCTGCATGGCGACCAACACATGGCCCCGGCAGGACTTCGCCACGGGCTTCCTCCGCGTCGGCAAGCTCCAACGTCTGGAGGGCAACCGCGTGACGCTGGACGACATGAGCAAGTATCCGGAGATGAGCGCAAACGACGACATCGCGGATATCACCTTCAAGCTGGACGACGGCGAGGTGACCTTCGCGGGCAACAACACCGAATCCGAGGTTTCCCTCAGTGTCGATAACCCCTTCGTCCACACCCAAGCGGACGCACAAAAGGCCGTCATTTCCTGCCTGTTCGAGTACGGCGGGCGGTCTTTCGCCGTGACAAGTCGCGGCAACCCGTCGAGCGAGTGCGGCGACATCATGGCGGTGGATACTCAGTTTGGATCGACCATTTCGGCGCGGTTGTACAAGCAGCAGCTTGCCCTTGATGAGGGCGTCATGCGCGACATGCCGTCTATGTTGGTCCAGTCCCCCAACGATTCGGCCTATGCCAATAAGACCGTCCTCACCGGCTCCGGCACGTGGACCGCGCCAAAGGCGGGCGCGATCAAGGTGACTGTCATCGGCGGCGGGACCGGCGGCATGGGCGGCGGCGGCGGCAACATGCTATGGGGCGACCAATTCGACCCCGAGGACAACGCGGGCGGCATCGGCGGCGACGGCGGCAAGGTCGTCATCATCGAAACGACGGCCACGCTGGGCCAGCAGTTCGCGTATTCGTGCGGCGCAGGCGGGGCCAAAGGCGCAGGCGGCGCGGCCAGAAGGGACGGCTCTCCGGGCACCGAGGGCGGTGTGACGACGTTTGGACAGTTTTCGTCCGAAAACGGCAAACTCTACACGTCCGGCCTGATGGACATCCAATCCGGCGCGGTGTACGCCCAAAAAGGCGCGGACTACGGCGGCACGGTATCGGGCCTATACGGCTCCGGCGGCGCAGGCGGAAAGCAGGGCCGAAACGGCAAGTACGCACAGCGCAAGGGCGACGATGGTTTCTGGCACACCTACGCGGCGGCAAAGGCCACGGCGGGCACAGACGGCACGGACGGCAAGCCCGGATGTGTCATTTTGGAGTGGTGAGGTGATAGGATGAGCGTGATCGACACTCTTATTACGGACCGCACGGCGGCAGACGCGGCGCGGGTCCGGGAGCTGTCCCAAAAGATCAGCGACGGCACGGCCACGGCGGCGGAAAAGCAGACGTTTTTGTCGGCCCTCAAGGGCGCGTACAACGCCACCGACCTAAACCGCGTCGGGCAAGCCGTCGCCTATCTCCGGGACCGTCTATATAACGAGGCCGGTACGACAGTCCACGTCGAGCCTAAGACCGACTTTTCTCAGTCCGGCGATCTGCCCACCCCCGCCCAAGTGACGCGGTATGTGCAGGACGTGCAGACGATGCGCGGGGCCTTCGTTCTCCCGGACGACGCGCCCGCCGCGCCGGGGGACCTGGACAAGCTGACGTGGAGCGAAGCAAACGACATCGAGCGTATCCTAGAGCAGTTGGACGCAAGCGTGACGGCCTTAAAGGTCACACAGATCATGAGCGGTGAATTTGCCGCCGGGGAGGTATGAGATGAAAGACGCAATACTTAACGGGACCGGCGACAGCCGATATCTCAAAAGCAAGATCCCCACAGGGACCACGTGGGAACAGGCTCTAGCGATGCTCAATGCGGGCACGTTCCCGGTGGACCTCAATGGGATCAATTCGGAGGGCTTCCAGCAACTTGGCACCCCGCTGAACAAGGCGAATCTACTAAAGGATGCGGTCGTTTCCAAGTTGGGCCTGACCGGCGACAAAACGCCGAATGATATGTTTGGTGTTTTGGCCGACGTCGGCAACCTCCACGTCTGGCGCAAGACCGTCACAACTACCGAGGAAGTCCCGGCAGTTCCAGCGGGGT